ACAATCACGACATTATTCATATCTTACTTAGCAGGGGTATGGATGTTAAAGACGAAGCAATGGTAATAGGGTTCACTATGGGCAATAGTGAATCATCTAATGGTTTAGTTAAATGGCTATTTCTACTTTGTGCTAGAGTGCTATATCCAAGTGGATATAGATTTGGTGCAGAGGAAGTCAAAGAATTTAATCGTGGTTATTCCTATGGTACGACACGACGCAAGAGAAATATTCATTTAGAGAAGTTTGATATAAATGAAGATGTATTAGATATACGGAGACGCTTTGGTATCAACTCACTTGATATTAAAGATTATCCAAACTTATCAACATTTGGATAAAATTTAGATTAGGGTTATAAATAAGGGGTAAGAGGGTATGTCTAGTTTTTCATATCAAAAAGTAGGCCAATATGCTGATGAAGTGGTTGCTCGTATTATAAAAGATAAGGGTATTGTAAAAGCTATTAATAAGAAAAACTATGAAATAGATATAGGTAAAAAAAGTAATTTTGCAAAATTTGCAGCATTGGTTAAAAAACATGAATATTTAGAAGCAGAAGAATTTGTAAGAGAAAATCAATTTGATATTATAGCACCTCAGAAAAGAGATAAGAAGTTTGAAACATTAGGTTGGACTCAAATAGAAAAAACAGTTTTTAGTTCTAAAGAAATAAAAATTAGTACACCAGAACAAGAACAAATAACATTATTAATTATTAAAAATGTTTTAGGTGATGATACAAAAACGTGGAAATCATTTACTGAATTATTTAATAAAGGAAAAGATATAAAAAAAATATTTCCTGATTTACCTAAATTAAGTGAATGGTGGGATCATTTTGAATTACAATTTAATGATATAACTGGTCTAAGTAAATTTCCAAATTCAAGCTATGGTGTATATCTTTATGATGGTGCTGGTAGCTTCATGGATTATATTAGTGATTTCGTTACTAAAGATTTAGATTTATACAGTAAAAAAGATTCTTGGAATCCGGCCGATATATGGCTAGTAAAGAGTAATGTAATACAAAAGAAATATATTAAAGATTTTGATAAAATAAAAACAAAATTAGATGATGGAATTTATGGTAAAAATGAAATGAAGGCAGTTGGTGAGCTTAATGAAATTTTAAAAAAAGCATATAGGGAACATGATATTTGTGGAATTTCTTTAAAAAAATCTGATCGTAAAAAATTAAATTTTACAGAATTTAATTTAGAAGCAAAGAGCAATACACAAAAATTACCAAATGTTAAGTTTGATAGAATTGAGATGGATTGTGAATATGATGAGAAAAAAGGTTTTTTGTCAAAGACTTCTTATTTTTATGTTATAGATACTGCTAGTAAAAAATCTTTTAAATGTGCATATAAATCTAATACTGGTAAAGGTGTAGGAAATATAACATATGAATTTTTAGCAGCTGAAGGTGCATCTGCTTTTTTAGGTAAAGTTCCTAAGCCTGAATTAAAGTCATGGCTTGAGAATCAAATTAAAGCTTTAAATAAAACTGATGCAAGAGAAATGCCACAGGGGTCTTTACTACCTGAAAAATTTGGAAAAGATGAAAAACTGATATGGCAAAAAAAAGTTAATAAGATTATATCGACTTTTGGAAAATTTCCACATTTAGATAAACTTGTAGCAAATTTACAAAAATCTTATGCAGCCTTTGGTTTAGATACTGAAAATGCAACCATGATGCAAATGGTAGATTTTACATATTTATTGGCCAGACTAAAAGACAACAAAAATTTAACCAAGTTTGCTACAATGGCTTATTACTTCGCACAGAAGAAAGGACAAAAATATTATTTCGGTCCTTTCGGTAAATTATATTAAGGAGACACAATGGCTAAAGCTAAAGGATTAGATTCAGTAAAGAAAGAACGTATTAAGAAAGTTACATCTATTGGAGCTCATCCAACGAGAAGTACACCAAAGAATAAACATAAGAGAAGATGTTGGAAACGCTATAGGGGACAGGGAAGAAAGTAAACTTGAACCCACCCACATATCAATACTAACACAAAAAAAATAGCAATACAAGGAAAAAGGTTAAAAAAATGATATTTACAAAAGGCCTCAGCACCAATACTAGAAGGTGGAGTGATCTTGATTTAGACTTTATCAAGCACCCTACTACTAAAGATATTGTAAAAAAGACAGATGTAGAGGCTGTAAAGAGATCAATCCGAAACTTGATTCTCACTAATCGGTATGAGCGTCCATTTCAACCAGAGATAGATGGTGGTGTTACAAGATATTTATTTGAAAATGCTACTCCAAGAACTAAGGCTGATATAGAGTATGCTATTAAAAATACTATTAGAAATTTTGAGCCACGTGCAGAAGTAATAAATGTTTTTGTTTCTGTTAAGCCAGATAGAAATGGAGTTAATGTAACAATTACTTTTAGGGTCATTAATGTAGCTGATCCTGTAACAATCGAATTATTTTTAGAGAGGCTTAGATAATGCCAAGTTCAAATAAATTAGAAATAACAGAATTAGAATTTGATACTATTAAATCAAACTTAGTTGGATATTTGAAGGGCCAAGTGGAATTTCAAGATTATGATTTTGAAGGTAGTGGTATGGCAGTATTATTAGATTTGCTTGCTTATAATACACATTATATGAGTTATTATGCTAATATGCTTGGTAACGAAATGTTCTTGGATTCTTCCTCACTAAGAGAATCAGTTGTATCACATTCTCAACATCTCAACGTACATAGCACATCTAAGAAAGCTGCAAAGGCTAAAATTAGTATGACGTTCACACCAGTAGGAACTCCACTTTCTTTAACCATAGAAAAAGATACTAAATTCAGTACAAGTATTGATGGTGTATCTTATACATTTACGACAAATACAACTACGGCTATTCCACGTTCTGTTACGGGTACATATTCTATTACTGGTTTAGAAATTGTAGAAGGTCAAATTTTAAATAAAGCTTTTGTAGTTAATGCAGTTGATACCACACAAAGATTTGTTATTCCAAATAGAAATGTTGATCTTAGCACTCTTTCTGTAAAAGTTCAAAAATCTGTTAGTGATACTGAGGTCTTTACATACACAGATGGTAATGCAGTAGATGTTACAACTATCAAGGGAACAGATAAAGTTTATTTTACTCAAGAAGTAGAAGATGAATTATATGAAATTTCTTTTGGTGATGGAACGATAGGTAGTGCATTGTCAGATGGTAATGTTATTTTTGTTGAATATGTTGTAACAAAAGGAGCTGCTGCTAATTTTGCAGCTGCATTTACTGCTGTTGGTAGTGTTGCTGGTTTATCTTCTGAACGATATGTATTGACTACAACTGAAGTTGCAACAGGTGGGGCCGAGATTCAGAGTATAGAATCATTACGTTTCCAAGCACCAAAACTTTATCAAGCACAAAGAAGAGCTACAACAAAGTTTGATTATCAAGCTCTTTTATTGGAACAGCGTCCTGATATAGAATCAGTAAAAGTATATGGTGGTGAGGATGCAGATACAGTCCAGTATGGTAGAGTATTTGTTGCAGTTAAGATATTTGGAAATAATTTTTTAAATGAGAATGCTAAAGAATCTATTAAAAGAGATATACTAAAAAATGTAAATGTTGTAACAGTTGAGCCAGTTATTGTCGATCCTATTTTCTTTTATCTTGTTATTGAATCTACTATAAATTATGATCCAATTAAAAATTTAACAGACGAGAATACACTAAAGACAAATATTGATACAGCTATAAAAAGTTATGTTCAAACAAATCTGGAAAAATTCGATCAGAAATTTCGTCATTCAAAATTAGTACAAGCTATTGATAATACTAATAACTCTATTAGAAATAATAAAACATTGGTAAAATATCAACAGCGAATGATACCAACAGCTCTGAATGTTCCAGAGAACTTTACTATGTACTTTACTAATAAGTTAGAAAAGGGAAGTGTTCATTCTACTACCTTTACTGGAACAGATGGTAATACATATTGTTTTGTTGATGATAGTAAAGGAAATGTTATGGCAGCTAGATGTGTTGATACTGTAATTACTGAGCCTAGACAGTTTTTAATACAAACTGATGGCTCTACTAATCATGGAACAATAGATTATGATACGGGAAAAGTTGTTGTAAATAAATTTACACCAGTATCTATTGTTGATGGAAGTAATCATGTAAAATTTACTGTAACACCAGAAATTAACAATAGTGATATAACACCATTGAGAGAACAAATTTTAACTTATGACTCAGCAGAAGCAACATCAATAACAATTAACATGGTAGCAGAAACATTAATCTAATATGAGTACAGTAACACCAAATCATCCAATACATCCTCCATATGAGGATAAGGTAAGTCTTAAAGTAGAAAGTCAGTTACCTGATTTTGTAAAGAAAGACCATGAGACTTTTGTTTCCTTTATGGAGGCTTACTTTGAATATATGGAACAGCCTGGTAAGGCCCATGAGATTATTGGTAATCTTGATAACTATGCTAATATTGATAAAACTGTTACAGAGTTTTTACAATACTTCAAAAAACAATTTGGTGAAGATATACCAGAAGCAATCTTTACTAATGTCAATAAGCCATTTCTATTAAAACGTCTTAGAGATTTCTATCGAACAAAGGGGACTGCTAGATCATTTGAGTTTTTATTTCGATTATTATATAAAGAAGAAATTACTATTAGTTTACCTCGCGAAGATATTTTAAGAGTATCTGATGGTAAGTATGATACGAGTAAAGTATTAAGACTGATAGACCCTGATGGTACTATTGGTAAGCTTGTTGGTAAACTAATTACTGGTCAAACATCTGGTGCAACAGCAGTTGTTGAAAATTCAATAACAGAGTTTATTGGTAGTTATCGTGTAAGTACACTTTATCTATCTGGTGTCTTGGGTGTCTTTGAAGCTAATGAAGTAATAACAGATGGTTCATATAGTTTTAATGTTGGTTCTATCATTACAAGTGTTACAATAACAAATCCTGGAACATTATATACAGCTGGAGAAATTGTTAGATTGTCAGGTGGTGGTCTTGGGTCTGGTGGTCTTATTCGTATTAAAGATTTGAATACAGGTTCAATGAGTGGAGTTACAATTAATAATGGTGGTACTGGATATAAGATAGGTGATAAACTTACTATTGACAATACAGGTGTATTAACGATAGATGGTAGAACTGCAAGCCTATGTGTTAAAGAAGTTGATACTAATGGGACTATAATAAGACTTTGGATGGAGAATTTTGGTTCTGGTTATACTGCTCTTCCAATTATTTCTGGTGGTTCGGGAACTGGTGCAGATATAGTTTTTAATATTGAAGGTACTGGTATTGGAGGTATAAAATCTTTTGAAGTTGTTAATTCAGGTTTTGCCTATTCTCCAGCACCAACACTTGATCTAACTGGTTTAGGTTCTGGTAATGCAACAGCTATTGTTAATGTAGGTGGATATAATGAAAATCCAACTCCTAACTTTGCATCTCAAGATGGTTGGTTAAGCTCAGACAAGTATATTCAAGATAGTTTTTTCTATCAACTATTCTCTTATGAGATTGCATCTGGTCATACGATTGACAAATGGAGAGATGTTGTTAAGCGTGTTGTCCATCCAGCTGGTCTAGCATTATTTGGAAGATACCAATTAATATCTAATATTCCATTACAACTAAGTCTTACTAATATCATTCCAGATACATTGGATAGATATACTATTATCTTCCATGATGAAAGTATTGGACCTCCAGTTATTCTTGACTTGGATATTGAGACTTGTGATGCTGAACAAGATATAAGAGAATATATAGAAGCTGATGATTATGGTGGATTTGACTTAACTCACATAACAATAGATTATAAGCTTATTACAGAATCAGAAGCTAATGATCCTGCAAATGAAGATTACCAACCTGGTGCAGAAACATTATCAGCTGTTGTTGGTGATACTGATGATTTTGGAACTATTACAGAACCAGCTTCTACCATAGCACCTGTTAATATTGGTTGTGTTGAAGATCCTGAGTTTCCATTTGATATAGGTATTTGTTCACCAACAAATTTTGGATTAATTACTGATACGGATGTAACTAGTGGTGTTACTGATCTTGGAATGGAAGATTATGATTTAATCACAAAAGAAAGATTTACTTTCAAACCAACTAAGTGTCAGAACTATGAAAAAGATTTACATATTCAAAAATTACAAAAATTAGATGGATTTCTTGATTATAAACAAACAGATATTGTAGCATCACAACCAGATGCAGATTATGGTAGTCCAGATCAAACGGCAACACAACCTGCTGATGATTATGGTTGGGTGTTTCCAAATACTAAATCTTATACACAAAAACGATTAGGTCCTCTTAAAAGAACTTTCGATCATCATAAGTTCAATACTCAGCCAGGATTTAGTCAGAGAGTAGATGATGGTAGAATTAACAAAATGGTAATATTCGAGCAAGGCTCAGGATATGCAGCTATTCCAAATGTAACAATTTCAGCACCTGCTAGTGGGACACAAGCTACTGCTACTGCTGTTATGGGTACAGGGGCAGATGTTGATAAAGTGGTTAGCATTACTATCACAAATCCTGGTGTTGGATATACCAGTTTGCCAACAATTACAATAGATGCACCTGTTTCAGGTACAACAGCGACTGCTACAGCAGTTATTCAGAAACAAGCAGATTCATCAATAGGTAATTATGGTAGTGAGCAGATATTTACTTATAGTTATTTTGGTGGTTTAAAAACAGTTAGAAGTATGAATACAATGATAACGCAATATAAGACAGATTTTGAGGCAAATGGCAGTAGAAATGTAGCATTACCATTTTAATAATTTAATATTTTTCTAAAAAGTATTATAAATATAGCAAGTATAAATCAATCTAAAAAGGAATTATAACATGAGTGCAATAATTAATAATAGTTTCAGAAAATTTCAGGCAGATAACTTCATTGAGAGTTTTACTGAAACCGTATCTGGTACTAATACCAGAAAAAATAACATTTATCTAGCTTTTGGTAAGACTGATGCTTGGAGTGGCACTACTGCGGATAACCTGGCTGAGTTTAGAGTAACAGATGGCAATCCAGCTAGTGATATTAATATTCCATTACCAGTTGATACAACCCAGGCGTCTGCCTTACATTGGGACGATATTCGTGCTATTAAACGAATAACTGATGTTTCTCATGTTATTGCTAGATATGATTGGACAAGTGGTACTATATATCGTGAATACAGCCATGATAGGGATGATATTATTGATAATGTCAATCCTGCCAGTAGTACAAATGAATCGCCGTTTTATGTTTTTACAGATGAATATAGAGTATATAAATGTATCAGTAATAATAATGGTGCAACTTCTACTGTCAAACCAACAGGTAATAGTGAAGGATTGACCAAGACAGATGCAGATGGATATGTATGGAAATTTATGTTTGAAGTTCAGCAGGCAGATGTTTTGAAATATGTTACAGCTGATTGGATTCCAACCAAGACCTTAACAGCTGATGATGGAACAAAACAATGGGATGTTCAACAAAATGCTATAGATGGTTCAATAGATTATATTAAGGTTACTGATGGTGGTACAGGTTATAGATCAACTGTTGGTCAACCAGTATCAGATGTTGCAGCTAACAATCCAGATAAAATATCTTTACAAAACGCACTTGATCCAAACAATAATACTACACAAGTAGCAGATGGAACAACTGATGATTATTATAAAGATATGACAATCTATATTACAAGTGGGCCAGGTGCAGGACAGTTTACAACTGTTACAGATTATGTTGCCGTTGATAGATTAGCAACAGTATCACCTGCTTGGGATGTTAATAACCTACCAACAACAGCAAGTGTTTATGAAGTACGACCAGCCGTTACTATTGATGGAACGGGTGGAGGACAATCTGGTGGTGGTTCAGGAATAACTGCAAGAGTTTCACGACAGACTGATGGAACAGGAGCTATTGAAGAAATCACTATTGTTAATCGAACACCAAATGCTGGAACAGGTTATCGTCAAGCTACAGCAGAAGTAACTAGTGGTTCTGGTGCTGGTGCTATATTAAAAGTAATTATAAATCCTAAGGGTGGTCATGGTAGCGATCCAGTTGGGGAATTGGGTGGAGCATTTGTTATGATGAATGCTCGTCTAAGAGGAGCCGCTAATACTGATCTACCTATTGATGAAGATTTCAGAAAAGTTCATGTATTGGTTAATCCAAAAACTTTACAAGGTACTCTTGCTACTGCTGATACATATGCAAAAAATGAAATCACGGAAGATACTGGAATAATTTTATACACAGAGTATCGTCCTCCTATTCATAGATCAACTGATTCTACTGAAGATATTAAACTTGTAGTTGAATTTTAAAAAGGCCTTACTATGTCGAATAATATTACAATCAATACAAACCAGAGTCCTTATTTTGACGACTTTGATGATGATAAAAATTATCATCAAGTCCTATATAAGCCATCGCTTCCAGTACAAGCTAGAGAACTAACTACTCAACAAAGCATACTCCGAGATCAAGTAAAGAAATTTGGAGATCATGTTTTTAAAAATGGAAGTAAAGTATCTGGTGGTGAACTTGTTTTAAATTTGGATTATGAATACATTAAACTCAAACCTCAATATAATAGTGTTGATATTAATGTAGCTAATTTTGTAGGAAAGACAATCGTTGGAACACAGACCGGTTCCAAAGCTCTGGTTCTTGGTACTTCAGCAGTAGATAGTACAACTGGGGATCCTGATACATTATTTGTAAAATACATTACTGGTGGTTCACAGACAGATAAAGTACAAGGCATTAGAGTAATAAATCAAGGAAGTGGATATACAGTAGCACCGACAGTAGCTGTAGCAGGTGGTGGTACAGGAGTAGAAGCTGAGGCAATTATTAGTGGTGGTGTTGTTATTGGTATCAATATTATAAATCGTGGATCAGGCTATACTTCAAATGCTACTGATTCTAATGGCAAACCTATTGTTACTGTTCAATTAATAGGTGGTACTGGTTCTGGTGCAACTGCTCAAGGTACATTAGAAACATCACCTGCTTTTCTTGCTGGCGAAAGATTATATGCTACAGATCGTAGTATCTCAGCAGCGATTGTTGATGCTGAACCTGCTAGTATTCGTTCTATTACAATTACTAATGGTGGTGCTGGATATACGGAACCTCCAGCAGTTACGATTGCAAATGCACCTAGTAGTGGTACAAATGCCACAGCACTTGCTACTATTACAAATGGAGTTGTTACAGAAATAACTGTTGTCAATCAAGGTGCAGGTTATAGCACTTCTTCTGGTGGAGCCACACCAACTGTAACTATTGCAGCTGCTCCAGCTGGTGGTGTTAATGCAACTGGTGAGAGTGTTCTTTCCACAGCTGTTGGGACAGGTAGTTCTGCATCAATATCAGAAGGTGTATTTTATATCAATGGTAACTTTATTAAAGTACCTGCACAAACATTAATATTGGATAAATATTTTGATAATCCTTCTTATAAGGTTGGATTGACTGTTACTGAGACAGTAGTTAATGCTGGTGGTGATATAACATTACTTGATAATGCACAGGGCTCTTCAAACTTTGCAGCACCTGGCGCAGATCGTTTGAAACTTTCATTAACACTTACAAAGAAAACACTTGACTCACAAGATGATGTAGATTTTTATGAGTTACTCCGAGTTAATAAAGGCATTAAAGAAAAAGATATTAAAGTTCCTATCTATTCTGTATTAGAAGAAACTTTCGCCAGACGAACTTTTGATGAGTCTGGTAGTTATACAGTAAGATCATTCAATATACAATTAAAAGACCATCCATCTGATGATTCAAAATTTCTTGTACGACTTGACCCCGGGAAAGCATTTATTGAAGGTTTTGAATTTGAGACATTAGTATCTCAAGATTTAGAATTAGACAAAGCCAGAGAGGTTGTTAATGTTAATGGTTTTAGTCGGTTAATGCAATTTGGAAATTATGTTATTGTGAAGGATCTTATTGGTCTATTTAATATTAGTGTTCATCAAGAAGTTGATCTTCACAATGTTACAACTTCAAATATTGTTGATACTAATTATGCTAATACAAAAATAGGCACAGCTAAAGTAAGAAGTGTTGACTTTTCTTCTTCTACGGGTGGAGCAAATAGAATATTTAATTTATATATTTATGATGTGCAAATGACATCAGATAAGTTTGAAAATATTGAGTCTGTTGTTATTCCAGTTGATGCATCCGCAGGTACTGTTGTATTAAGATCAAGTGCAGATATTGATGATAGTGGTAAAGTTAATGCTGATCCTTCTAAAGATACAATATTAAATGAATCTAATTTTAATAGTCTTGTTTTTAAATATCCCCAAGATGTTATTAAATCTATTCGTGGGTTGAATGATGTTATAGATACAAGCTATCCAATTAAAAGAGTTTTCGGTACGGATGGACAGGGTGTTACTTTTAATGGTGGTACTGGTGCTATATCAAGTGCTGGTTCATCTGAAAAATTTATTGGTACGGGTTCTACATTATCTGATAGTAATGCAAGAGAAAATTATTTAGTTGTTGTTAAAGATCCTCAAAGTTCGGGTCTTGCTGTAGGTTCTATTGTTCGTTTCGATCAAGGTGGTACAATAACTATTTCAGGTACAGGTACGAGTGCAACTTTTAATACAGGCGTAACAGGTACAGGTGGAACATTCAAAGCAGAAATTATTGCAACATTAAATGTTAGTAGTAAACAAGAAAGAGTAAAGTCATTAGTAGCTAGTGAAGTAAAAACTTTTGCTACACCATCTGCTTCTGATGTCGTGTGGGATACTTTGGAATTTTCAGATATTTGGAAGCTTCGTGCAATTTATGATTCTGAAGATAGTAATACTGCACCTACATTACCTACACTTACTGTTGCAAGTACAGCTCAATCATTACAAGCTGGTGAAACTATTACTGGTCAAACATCTGGTGCAAAGGGATTAGTTATTGTAGGTGATTCTGGTACAACATCAGTAACTTATGTTCCTGTATCTGGAACATTTGTTGCTTCTGAAAATGTTACTGGTGCAACTACTGGATTTACTAAAGTGGTTTCTGGTGTTGATGCTGGTAGTACAGATGTTACATCAAGATATATGTTGGATAATGGACAGAGAGATAATATTTACGATCATGGTGCAGTTAAATTAAATTCAGGAGAAACAGCACCAACCGGACAAATCTCTGTTGTCTTTGATTATTTTACACATACTGGTAATGGTTATTTATCTGTTGATTCTTATACTGGTTCAGTCAGTTTTGTTGACATTCCAACATTTACAAGTCCAGTATCGGGTGATGAAGTAGAGCTTAGAGATTGTATTGATTTTAGACCAAGACGAGCAGATGGTGGTATAACAATAGAAAATATTGAGTTACCAGTACCAAATGAGGATTTCACTTCGGATTATAGTTATTATCTTCCAAGAGTAGATACAATTTATTTAAGTAAAGAAAGAAAGTTTGGAAATAATACTGGTGTTTCTTCTTTAACAGCCACACCACCTGCGACACTTGATGGTACAATGAATCTCTATACACTTAATATCCCAGCTTATACATTTAAAGGAAAAGATGTTAGAGCAGAGTATATCGAAAATAAAAGATATACAATGAGAGATATTGGTAAATTAGAAAAAAGAATTTCTAATGTTGAGTATTATACCTCACTATCATTATTAGAAAAAGATGCAGAAGCATTAGATATTAAAGATGCAGCTACTGGTTTAGATAGATTTAAGAATGGAATATTGGTTGATGGATTCAATGGCCATAGTGTTGGTAATGTTTTAAGTCCAGACTATCAATGTTCAATAGATTTTGATGATAAGATTTTAAGACCAAGATTTATTTCTAATATTGTAGATGTTGAGTATAAAGAAGAAGCATCAACGGGTGTTGCAAAAACTGGTGATTGTATTACATTACCATATAATATTATACCATTTGTTAAACAACCTATTGCAAGCAAAGCAGTAAACATAAATCCATTTGCAGTATTGGCCTGGGTTGGTACTGTTGATTTAACACCACCTAATGATAACTGGATTGATACATCAACAAATCCAGAAGTTGTCGTCAATCTTCAAGGTGAGAATGATGCATGGTCAAGTTTAGTTGGTTTAGCATTTGGTACACAGTTTAATGATTGGCAAACACTTGGTACAGGTCGAGAAAGAGTAGTTGCTCAGGGTGGTACTTTCCGACGTGGAAATGCTATTCAAGTTAATCAAACAGTTGAGCGTGAAGTAAGACAAACACGAACTGGTATTCGTAATGAGATTACTGGTGTTGATACTGTAAGAAATAGCATTGGTGATAGAGTTGTTGATGTTTCTGTTATACCATTTATTCGTGCTAGAGATATTACTGTTGATGTAACAGGTATGAAACCTAATACAAGAGTATATGCACGTTTTGATGGTGAAGATGTTAATGCACATTGTACTCCTAATGGTGGAACTTTAGGTGGTGCTATTTTTACAGATGATGCTGGTTCTATTAGTAACTTAACTTTTAGTATTCCTAATACTGATACATTAAGATTTAGAACTGGTGAAAGACAATTTTTATTAACAGACAACCAAGCTGGTGATTTGATTACAGCTGGTACTTATGCTGAAGTTGTTTATCAAGCACAAGGCCTATTACAAACAAGAGAGAATGTTGTTCTATCTACAAGGGTTCCAACAATCCAAACATTTGCACAAGGTAGTGCTACAGAGTTTAGAACAACTACAAATACATTCAATCGTGTTAATACAGTTGGGTGGGTTGATCCTCTTGCAGAAACATTCTTGGTTGATCCTGCATTATATCCTGATGGAGTATTTCTAACAGATGTCGAATTATTCTTCAAGACAAAAGATGAAGATGGTATTCCTGTTACATTACAAATCAGAGATACATTGAATGGTTATCCTGCACAGACGATTGTTCCATTCTCTAATGTTACAAAGTTCCCTGCTGATATTACTGTAAGTGAAGATGCAAGTGTAGCTACAAAGTTTGTATTTCCATCATTAGTTTACTTACAGCCAGGAGAATATTCAATAGTTGTAATTAGTAATAGTTTGAAATATGAAACTTATATTGCAGAGATGGGTGAGAATATTGTTGGTACAGATAGAAAAATATCTGAACAACCTTATGCTGGTGTATTCTTTAAATCACAGAATGCTTCAACATGGACACCAGAACAAAACCAAGATTTATCATTTAATATTAATATAGCAGAGTTTGTTACCAATACTGATGGTAATGCTGTATTCAGAGATTTTGCAGGTGTCTCTTATGATGCTAAGGCTGATCTTATTCAACTTGTTCCACAAGAAATTAGAATTAATAAAACTAATATTAAGTGGGGCGTTAAAATGAAAGATGATGGTGATGATAGTTTTGATGTTGAATATCGTCCTCTTATTCAGAATACTAATTTTATATTAGATTCAAGAAAAGAAGTTGAGGGATCTACACAGGGATCTTTTGAATCAAGAGCTACACTTTCTTCATCAAGTAAGTATATTAGTCCAGTTATTGATACAGCTAGGAATAGTGTTATTACTATTCAGAATATTATTAATGATACAGCAGATGCTGATGGTATTTTATCAGGTGGCGATGCAACGGCTAGGTATCTTACAAGAAGGGTTACGTTAAAAGATGGTTTTGATGCAACAAGTTTGCAAGTATTCTTAACAGCTAATAGACAGGGTAACTCTAAGATTGCTGTTTACTATAAAGTATTATCACAATTTGATAGTGATATGTTTGATAACAAGCCTTGGACTTTGATGAAAGAAGCTTCTAATGTAAATAGCAAATCTATATCAGATGATGATAGTGAATATTTAGAACTTGAGTTTGTTCCTGATACAGTTAATGGAAATATAACATATACACGAAATACTGTTAGTTATACGAGTTTTAAAATATTTGCAATTAAGATTGTTATGACAGCACCATCAAGTGAAACAACTAGAGTTCCATTAATAAAAGATTTAAGGGCAATCGCATTGGCTTAATATGGAAACTATAAAAGTAAAAGAAACAAAATATATTCGTGATGTAGATTCTAAAGCAATTCTTAATACTAATAGAAGTGCTTTAGAAAGTTATAAAATTGCAAGACAGAAAAAACTGGATGAGATTAACGATATAAATAATATGAAACAAGATATTGCTGATCTTAAAGAAATGGTTAAGACTTTATTAGGAAAACAAAATGGCTAAAATTGTTCAGATAAGAAGAGGTACCACAGACCAACATAAAAACTTTTCCGGTGAGGAAGGTGAAATAACTGTTGACCTTACAGATAAAACTATTAGAGTACATGATGGAACGGATCTTAATGGCAGGGCTACTCTTGATGTAAACCTTCCAACTGGATATCCATTAGCAAGAGCAGATATGTCAAATGTTGCTGGCTCTATTGGTATTGCACAATTAAATTTTTCAGATGGTAATGCTGGTGAAGTATTACAAACAGATGGTAATGGAAATTTTAGTTTTACAAGTCAACCAACAATTCCATCTCTAGTAATGGGTGGTGATTTATCTGGTACTGTTAGTAATGCGCAACTTAATGCTGGTGTAGTTGGTACAACCGAGTTAGCTGATGGAGCAGTTACAAATATAAAACTTGCTAACACTTCTGTTACGGCTGCAAACTTAGCAACTAATGCAGTTACCACAATAAATATTGTTGACGCAAATGTAACTGAAACTAAACTCGCCAACAATGCAGTAACCACAGATAAGATTACAGATGCAAATGTAACAACAGCCAAGATTGCTGATGATAATATTACAACAGCTAAGATCGCAGATTCAAATGTAACAACAGCTAAGGTTGCTGATGATGCAATAACCAATGCTAAGATTAATGGTATGGCATCAAGTAAATTAACTGGTGCGTTACCTGCACTTGATGGTTCAAGTCTTACAGGCCTTCATTACGATATGGCATTTAATGCTGGTTATGATGCAGACTTAGCACTAGAAGATTTAGAAGTTGCAACTTATGGTGTTCTTATTATGGGAAGAAATGGTGTATTTGATGGAGAAGTAGGACACCTTGAGACTGTTGCTCTTGGAGCTGCTGTTGTTGTTGATATAGAAAAAAATGGTACTACAATATATGCAACCAAACCACAATTTGTTATAGATAGTAATAATATGACAGCAGGCGTATTGGATAGTGGTCAACTGTCATTTATTTCTGGTGATAGAATAACTTTTAAAGTAACAGCAATTGGTTCAACAGTTGGTAATATTGGTGCAGGTTTAAATTTTTTGTTAAAGACTAAAGTATAGACAAGGAAAATAATATGGCTAAGCAAGTACAACTAAGACGAGGTTCAACGGTAGATCATAACACATTTACCGGTGCTTTAGGTGAAACAACGGTTGATATCGCTAAAGATACTGTTGTAGTCCATGACGGTTCAACGGCTGGTGGTTTTCCGTTGGCAAGAGAAGATATGTCTAATGTTGCTAATACTATTGGTATAGCACAGTTAAGTTTTGCAGATGGAACAAGTGGACAAGTATTATCTACGGATGGAAATGGTACATTAAGTTTTATAGATCAGAGTGCAGCTGCATTTTCAGTAGGTGGTGATTTAACTGGTACTGTTGCCAATGCGCAGATAGCTGCAAATACAATTAATGTTGCAGAACTTAATGTTGTTGATTCTACTGCAAATAGTGTTCTTACAACTAATGGTAGTGGTACACTTGTATTCAGAGATTTATTAACTGAATATGCATTAGGTGGAGATTTATCTGGTACAATTAATAACGCACAAATTGTTGCTAACGCAGTTGGTTCATTAGAAATAGCAGCTAATGCAGTAACAGCTTCTAAGATTGCAGCTAATTCTGTTACCAATATAAAAATATCAGATGCTACTATAACAGATGAAAAAATTATTGGAATGGATGCAAGTAAATTAACAGGAACTACTTTACCAGCTCTTAATGGAAATGCCATTACACATCTTCCATACGATCTTGGATTTGTTGGAGGATATGATGCGAGTCTGGTAGCAGAAGATTTGGAAGTTGGTACTTATGGACACTTGGTTATGGCTCGTTCAGGTACTATTGAAGGTGAAGCAGGATATATGGATGTTGCAGCTGCAACACAACCTGTTATTTGTGATATAGAAAAAAATGGAGTATCAATATATACTGGTGTTAATAAACCATTCTTTGCACAAGATGTTCAATCATTATCAAATGGTACGATAGATTCTAATCTTGCTTCATTTGTTTCTGGTGATAGGATAACATTTAAAGTAACACAGATTGGTTCAGGTACTGCTGGTCGAGGATTACGATTTACTTTAAGGTGTCGCGTATAAATAATAAAAAATAAGGTTAAAGATTATGCCCGCTAAACTAGTACAAATAAGAAGAGGTACAACATCTAATCACAGTATTTTCGTCGGTGAAACCGGTGAGATAACAGTTGATACTGATAAGGATACAGTTGTCGTACATGACAAGGCGACAGCTGGTGGACATCCTCTAGCAAAAGAGGATATGACCAATGTTAATAATGCTGTAGGTATAGCACAATTAAAAGTAGATCAAGTTACACCACCTTCCACAGGACAAGTATTATCTGTTGATAATATGAATGGTCTTACATTTTCAACTATTGATGTTTCTGCTGAAGCTGTCGGTGGAGATTTGTCGGGTACTGTTGCCAATGCACAGATTAATGCTAATACGATTGGTATTACTGAATTAAATCTGAATGACGGTAATGATGGCCAATTCTTAAAAACAAATGGTGCAGGTGTTATATCTTTTGGAACTGTACCTGTTCCCGATATTTCTGCTGAACCTGTTGGTGGTGATGTTACAGGTACAGTAGGAAATATTCAAATTCCTAATAATTCAATTACATCAGCAATGATTGCACCGGGTGTTATTGTTGCACAAGATATAGCAACTAATGCAGTTAATGGAACACATCTCGCAATGGGTAGTGATGCAGCTGGTGATACTCTTTATTACGACGGAACGGATTATGTTCGGTTGGCAAAAGGTACAGCTGGTCAAGTATTAACAATGAATGGTGGTGCTACTGCTCCTGAATGGGCTGCAGGTACTGGTGGTGGAATCAGTAATTTAGTAGAAGATACGAGCCCACAACTCGGTGGCGTTTTAGATTTTAATGGTCATAAATTTACTAATCATATTTTACCATCAGCTAATGATACTTATGATATAGGTTCAGCCGAATTTAAAATTAGAGATATGTATGTTGCAGATAATACAATCTATATGGGTGATGATGCAACTATCAAAGCAGAAGGTACAGCAATCGTTGTTCAAGATTTAAAAACAGGTGATTTGCATTTAGATAATACTCACCGAAATGGTAATAGTGTAGATGGAACATCTGGTTCTTGGACATTTGAAGAAGGTGATGAAAATCTTTTTCTATTAAATAATATTACTGGTAAAAAATATAAAATCAATTTAACAGAAATTGAGTAATATTTAAAAATGGCTAAGGGCCACTAACATTCTAATACTATGTCGTTTATTATGGAAAGGAATATATGGAAGTTATTGATAATGCAATTACTGATGATGAACTAAATATTATACAAGAAATTATATTGGGAAATAATTTCCCTTGGTTTTTTAATAATCATACAATAGATCCTGATACTATTTCAGGCATAAATGATTTTCAATTTACTCATTTATTTTATAATACAGTTGATGGTTGTGGTTATAATGAAAGTAATTATTTTAATATTTTAAAACCAATTATTAAGAAATTAGAGTGTCGTGTTTTAATAAGAGCAAAGGCTAACTTGAGAACAGTTGCTCCAGAAAAAGATATGATTGCTGGATGGCATAGAGATTATGAAACTAATAATACTCAAACAGCAATATTTTATGTGAATAGTAATAACGGTTATACTATATTTAAAGAGAGTAAAGAAAAAGTTGAATCAGTTGAAAATAGATTAGTAGTTTTTCCAACTAGCTTTGAACATTGTGGAGTTAGTTGTACTGATAATAATCAAAGGGTTGTAATAAATTTTAATTTTATAGGACAAGAATTATGAGTTTTATTTTAGCACCACAGTTAGTAGGCAGACGAGGCCCAGGAATTTTTGAAGCAACTGGTGGCATTGAACAAACTTATACACAAAATAATATTCAATATAAATCACATACTTTTCTTAATACAGGAGATTTTACTGTTATTAGTCCTGATGGTATAGTTGATATACTAGTTATATCTGGCGGTGGTGCAGGAACAACATCTGGTCTTAGTGAAGGTGGGACTCAATCTGGAGCTGGTGGTGCAGGTGGAATGGTTATACAATCAGGATTAAAGATTGAACAAGGTGTTAAAGTTGTTACAGTTGGTGGTGGTGGTGCATCTCAAGGTCAAAGTGGTACCGCATCTTCTATTTCAAATTTTACTTACACGGCATCTATTGGTGGTGGTAATGGTGGCGGGTTTGGTGGTAGCGGAAGTGTTGGGGGATCAGGCGGTGGAGCTGGTTGTGGAGATCATGGTGGTATTGGTGGAGCAGCAGGAACACCTGGTCAAGGTTTTAATGGTGGTAGTGGGTCTGATAGAGATTCATGGGGCTCTGGCACAAGTGGAGGTGGTGGCGGAGCTGGCGGAGCCGGAGGTACACCAACAGCAGGACCTGGTGCAGGGAATGATTATAGAACAGGATCAACAGCTTTTTATTGTGGTGGCGGAGGAGGATCAACAGGTGCTTTTAGTGCAAGTGTAGCTGCAGGAGGAAGTGGTGGCGGTGGTGGCGGTAGCTCTCGTAATGGTCAAGTAAATACAGGGGGAGGTGGAGCTGCTATGTCAAATCCAAATGGTTTAGGTGGTTCTGGTATTGTAGTAATTAAATATGATATTAATCAGGTACAGCCTGCCCCATGATAAATGAAATTTACATTATGCAAAGAAGATAAAGTTTTTCCTTATATGATGATTGATGATTTTTATGATATTAAAGAACAAAATTTAATATGGAAAGAATTAGATTCATATAAAGATGATTTTAAAATAGATTATAAAACAGGTGGTTATGGTATAGCCCATGATAAGAACAATAAACCTGTTGCACAATTAAAAAGATTTTATTTAGATGATATATATATTTCTCATAGAGAAGATTCAAATATATTAACATTATATAAAAAAATATTATCAAAAGAAGTTTTAGAAGCATATAAAAAAACAACTCCATCTTGGAGAACATTTGAAATAACAAATCAAGATTGTTCAGTCATTAGTTATTATGAAAATTCAGATAAGTATGGTGAACACTTTGACCAGTTCATGCACACAGTTTTGATTTGGTTTTATAGAGAACCTAAAAGATTTGATGGTGGTGATTTGATGTTTAATCAGTCAAATCAAATCGTTGAATGTCGTCATAATAGAATGATAATGTTTCCAAGTTATTATTTGCATGAAGCGAAAACAGTAAATATGAAAGAAGAATATCAACATCAAGGGTTGGGTAGATTTTGTATGGCCCATTTTTTTACTAAAGGATAATTGAATGCCACATTTTGCACAAATAAATGAAAACAATGAAGTAGTCCAAGTGCTTGTTGTTAGTCAAGAATATATTGATACTGGGCGTTTGGGCGATCCGAGTAAATGGATTCAAACCTCTTATAATACACAAGCAGGAAAACATTATGATCCTGTAACTCAAGAAGAGGATGATGGTGTGCCATTAAGAAAAAACTTTGCTGGGCTTGGTTATACTTATGATAAAGATAGAGATGCTTTTATTCCTCCACAGCCTTATCCAAGCTGGTCTTTAGATGAAGAAATGTGTATTTGGGTTTGTCCTGTACCACATCCAAATGAAAATGCAACTGATGAGAACTCAAGTGATGGTAAATATTATGAGTGGGATGAAGCAACAACAAATTGGAAAGAAATAACAGAATAAGGAGTAACAATAAAAATGTCAAGTGTAACGATAAGTGTAACAGATACTTTTGAGCAATGGAGAGTAAAGACTAATAGCCTTGGATCACAAAATGGTGATTTGACTTCATTATCTACTACAGCTAAAGGTAGTCTTGTAGATGCTATCAATGAAATCGTTGCTAATGATAGTGATGATATGGAAAATGTTGTTGATGATACTACTCCTCAGCTCGGTGGCGACTTAGACCTGAATGATTTTAATATTATAAATAATGGTAGTGGCGCATCAAATATTACTGTAACAGGTACTATTACGGCTCAGACGTTCACAGGAACGATAGAAGTATCAACCGACCAGACACCACAGCTCGGTGGTGATTTAGATTTAAATGGAAATGGTATTACTGGAACAGGTACTATCAATATAACTGGTGATGGTACGTTTACTGGTGGCACTTTAAGTGCTACTAATGTTAATGCAACGACAATTAATGCAACAGACGTTATTGCAACTACCAGTTTGCAGGGTCAATTAGCTGGTTCTATAGCTAGTGCAACGACAGCAGTAACACAAACAAGTGGAGATAACTCTACAAAAGTCGCAACGACAGCATATGTTGATACTCAAGTATCTACTAGTGCATCATCACAATTACCTACAAATATTACTAATCCTGCTGAACAGGATATATTGCGTTATGATTTAGCAAGTAATAGATGGGTAAATACAGTTTTATCTATTAGTGGCGCTACAGAAGGCTTTGCAGTAGGCATGGCAATAGCTTTGGGTTAAAAAAATAAATTAATTTGTTTTACAATGATTTACTAGTGGTGCAGAATTATAAATATTGGTATGAGTCGTAAAAACTCCGTAACACTAACCATCTGTTAATAACATATCTATAAAAAAGGAACAATAAAATGGCTAATGATTTTAAAGGCGTACAATCAGTAGGTATAACCACGGCAGCAACAGTTTACACAGCTCCCGCATCAAAAGACAGTATTATTCTTGAATTGGATATTTCAAATACAACATCTAGTGCAGTAACTGCTTCTGCTGAAGTTCTTGATAATTCAGCTGGTACAGATGCGTTTATTGTTAAAGATGCTCCAATCCCTTCCGGTAGTTCACTACAAGTAATCTCAGGACAGAAAATTATCCTTGAGCGTAACGATAGCATTCGTGTAACGGCTTCTGGTGCTTGTGATGTTGTCTGTTCAATCTTGGAAGATGTTAATTAATCTTATTTAACGGATAATCAATAATAATTAATAAAGGATAATTTAAATGGCTTATATAGGTAGAGATATTCAATACGGCACATTGGATAAACAATCCTTCACAGCCAATAGCTCAACCACAGTATTCACGTTGAATACCACAGTTAAAGATGCAAAGAGCTTATTGGTTTCAGTTGGTGGTGTTATTCAAGAACCTGATGTAGCATATACGGCATCTGGAACAACATTGACTTTTTCCGAAGCTCCAGTAACAGGAAATATTGTTTATGTAATATATCTAGGTAAAGAGTTAATAGCAGGTGCTTCAAGAGAAAGTATTACATATCAATCTGGAACAGGTAATAATACAACAACACCAGTAACGCTTAGTGCCGCAGCCAATAATGCACAAAGTATTATGGTTATGTTAAATGGTGTTACACAAACACCTGAGACAGATTATACGGTTAATGGTACAACATTAACATTCAACGAGGCCGTTCCAAATGGAGTGGCCATTCTTGTTTATCATCTAGCAAATCAAGCACAGGCATTTACAGTTAATGATGCTTCAGTAACAAATGCACATATTGTTAGTCTGGATGCTTCTAAACTTACTGGTAGTTTGCCAGGTAGTATGGGTGTTAATACGATAACATTAGATCAGTCTATTGCAAGTCTTGGTTTGCACGTTGGAGTATCTGAAAATAAAATCGCATACAATTTACCAGAAGCATATATTGATGTTTTCCAAGATGATAGTGGACTCTTGACGGAAACTGATGTTGACCGTGATGCGACTGGTGAGTATGTTGCTACGGCAGTAGAATCATACGGTGCAGTAACAGATTGGCCTTATACAGATGCTACTACTCAAACATTAACGAATGGTGGGACAGCTAGTGGAGGTCATTGGGGTAACTCTGATTGGTGGGAAGAAGCCAAACAAGGTGATGATCCGGGTGCGTATCATTTAATAGGATATTGGGGAGCAGGGGGTTTTGGTTGGGCAAACACATTTTTTTATATTGATTTTAAAGCTGCATATAGATGGACAGGTTTAAAATATGCTTTCCAAGCATCACATAGTCAAATTAAAGATTGGAGACTTGAATATAGTAATGATGGAACTAGTTGGACTGTAATGGATCAAACAGGAACTACAACCGCAGCATGGTCTGGTCAAAGTTTCACCGCAGGGCATGACAATATGGCGAGTGTTAGTGATGCGGCAAATGGTGTTTTTACAAATAGCAATCCGGGTAGTGGCTCAAATCACGGTGGTGGTATTTTAACTTTTGGAACACCCGTAACTGCAAGATATTTAAAGTTGGCTGCTAATAATATTAATACAAATCTTAATGATCCAACAGCTTCTGTTTACGCATTTATTCCACAATATCAAGCTTTAAGCTCAAGTACAAATGCAACAGGTACACTCATTTCTAAAGCATCCACAGCAGCTTCTACTGTTTCCACAGCATCTGGTGTTATGCTCTATGAAGATGCAGAAGGTACAGGAACATTAGGAACGGACTTGAAAGTTCATTTCTCAAGTGATGATGGTGCTAACTGGACAGAAGCTTCTTCTTATGGTAACTCAATGGGATTTTCTGGTAATATAAAAATGGTTCCTCTTGGATCAACTTCATTATCAGGTGGTACTGGTACAGCAGTTAAGATGAAAGCTGAATGGGCAAATCAGGAAGCAGGTGCTACGGCAGGAAAATATGCTGTAACAGCAGGGATGCTTTCACAAACTGGTCTTAGTTCTTGGAACGCATCTGAAGTTGTAAATGGAGCAACTGGTACAGGTGTCGGTGAAGGCTTTTATGTAGCATCAGGTACGTCAAGTGGAGAAATGGTAGTTGACCTTGGTGTGGGCAATCCACAGACATTTAATAAAATTAGATCATATACATCCATAGCTACTTGTGCGGCAGTTTGGACAATAGCTTATAGTGATGATGGAACTAATTGGACAAATACTTCACTCACTAATTTTGCACCGGGAGCTTCTAGTTTTAATGCTTGGTTTGAGGGAACATGGACTGACGTAGGAGCGCATCGCTATTGGAAAATGTTTATTAGTTCAGGAAATGGTGGAAGTCAAGGTTGGCAAGGCCATGAAATTGAATGGCATATAGCAGCTTCAGCAGGTAAAGTACAACGCCTACATGGTTGGGCGGTCAATTATTAATACGGAAGGGACAATAAATGGCTTATATAGGACAAGACATTGAGGGTGGTGTTCTTGAAAAACAGACTCTAGCATTTGATAGTGTAACTACTACGTTTGAGCTAGACTATTATTCAGCAGAGAATGGTTTGGTTGTTTCAGTTGGTGGTATTATTCAAGAGCCAGGCGTTGCTTTTACTGTTAATGGTAAAAATATCGTTTTCGCTTTAGCACCAACTCAAGCAACATTCGTTGTTTTCATTGAAAGAGAATTACATTTAACAACTATTAAAGCATTAGACTATGTTGAATATCAAAGAGGTACTGGTAATGCAACAACTACACCAGTTACATTAAATAATTCTGTTACAAATCCAGAAGAAATTATGGTATCGTTGAATGGTCTTACTCAGATACCTACGACCGATTATACGGTGTCTGGAACAACATTGACTTTTGATGAAGCTCCTGTAGCTGGTACTGAAATATTTATTCTTTTTCTACGACTTGAAACATCTTCAGGTGTCCTTCCTTCTGGATATACATTAACCAACTCTAAGATCGTTTCATTGGATGCTGGTAAACTTACCGGGTCTTTGCCTAATTCGTTTACTAGTGATGTAACGCCTCAATGGCATGCCTTAAATTCTGTTGGTATGCATTGGATGAATCTTGAAAATAAAACAAAAATAAATTTTGTACAATCATATTATGACCACTTTGAAGATGATACTGGTTGGGTTGCTTATAATGGTGTAGCCGGAGTTCCAGCTATGAGTGATGCATCTTCTTCAGCACGCACAGTAACAGCAAGTGGTAATGCAGCTGCATCAACAACAGAGAAAAAAATTGGTACTCATTCAATAGCGTTTGATGGTACGGGTGATTACTTACAAGTAAATAATCTATTTGACTTGGATGATTTTACAATAGAATTATGGATGTATAATACAGAAAGCAATAGTAATGCTCATATAATTGGAAATTGTAATCATACTACTGGCGGTGGTGGTGGTTGGGGTCTTTACTGTAATGGTAGTGGTATAATAAAATTTAATTCTTATGGAAATAGTTGGCATACAGGTAATGTTAGTACGGGTTTTAGTACAAGCACATGGCATCATGTGGCAGTCACAAGAAGTGGCAATGCAGTAAAAATGTTTTTAGATGGCGTACAAAAATATTCTGGTACTCCGAGTTCTGCGACATTAGGAGGTGGTACTAATCTTGGTATTGGTTCTGATAATGGAGTTACTAGTAGTATGGATTTTGTTGGATATATGGATGAAATTAGAATTTCTAATACAGCACGTTATACTTCTGCTTTCACACCAAGTACAACCGCGTTTACATCTGATGCAAATACATTATTGTTGATTCATGGTGAAGCTCAAGTCGCTGTACCAAACACAGGCTCTGAGAATGTTGGTAGAGATACAACTGGTGAGTATGTATCTACTAATGTCGCTGGGAGTGCGACTGATTGGCCTTATACTAATTTTGCAGACCAAGTTTTTTCTGTTTCTTCTGGTGCATTTCCCGATATAAACAGTTATAACAATAGTGGCACTACACATACGATTGCAAAGAATAGTAATAACACCTATTTAGCATGGACTGACTCTCCGACAAATTGGACTCACTCCATGATGGTCGATTATAAAGCGGCTTATACATGGTCAGGTATTAAAATTGGATTTCACAATAATTATGCTATGGTAAAAACATGGCGGTTAGAATATAGTGATGATGGAACTAATTGGACAATCATGGATCAAACAGGTTCTACTTCTGCTTCTCTTACTGGATATAACTTAGCTATAGATAATAATGTGTCTATAACAACTGATGCTACTGGTGTAATTACCAACGTAACTAATGGTGGTAATCATCACAAGCATGGAGCTCACATTACTTTTGGTACTCCTGTAACAGCAAGACATCTTAAAATTTCAGTAGGTTCTCATGTAGCAAATAGTGATAGTGCCGCTGCATTAGATTTCTTTATACCACTTTATGCACCAACGTCAACTAATACAGTAGGAACTTTAGTTTCAACAGCAACAACAGCTGATGCAACAGTTAGTGAAGCATCTGGTATAATGATGTATGCTGATGGAACAGATAATGCATCTACAATCGGTACTGATTTGAAAGTTCATTTTTCAAGTGATGATGGTGCTAACTGGACAGAAGCTGCTTCTTATGATAATCCAATTACATTTGATGGAACAACCAAGTTACTTACATTACCAAAAACTACATTAACAGGTGGTACTGGTACAGCAGTTAAGATGAAAGCAGAGTTTGCTAATCAACAAGGTGCTTCTGCGATTGGAAATACAGCAAATGTTATAACTCCTCACGGTGATGTTAAACATTCTACTGCATTAGTTGATTCTGGAAAGATTGGTAAATCTTGTATGAAGTTTACTGGGAATGGTGGTTCTTCACCAACTTCTCATTTATCCATACCACATTCAGACGATTTTGATTTTCCAAACGATTTTACTGTTGAATTTTGGTTTAATACCGTAGCGTCAGATCATTCTGGTAATGGTGGTACTATGCTTTCAAGACATCATGCTGGTCTTACAACTACACAGATTGGTTTCCGTGATTCTTCTAATGGTCAACTTATGGCACAAGCTCATAATGTAAACCAATTATTCGGCCCAACAGGTTTACATGATGGAAATTGGCATCATTTAGCTTGGGTTAGAAGTGGAACTGGATCAAATAATATTAAAATTTATGTTGATGGTACTCAACAACATCAATATACTTCTACTAATCCTTGGTTTAGAACAGACGCATCATCACCTATATATATTGGTTCTTATGGTAATAGTGAATATTTTGGTGGTAAAATAGATGAAGTAAGAATTTCTGATAATGCAAGATATACTTCTAATTTTACACCGAGTACAACAGCATTTACAAGTGATTCAAATACTGTCGTATTAGTTCATTCAGATACTGCACATGGTAGTACAACATTTACCGACAGTAGTTCCAATGGTTATACTATTACACCAACTGCTGTTAGTCATTTTAACGCAGCGCCACCAGTTGGCGGAACAGCAATTGAGTTTGATGGTAGTAGTTTTTTATCTATACCTGACCATGCTGATTGGGAATTTGGAACTAATGATTTTACAGTAGAAACTTGGTATAAAGCTTCAACAGTTAATAGTGGTGGTGGAATTTTAGGTAATGCAACTGGTGGTGGATGGGCGGATATAGGATTACATTTTGGAACGGATAGTGGTGGTAGATTTCAATGCTATGTTGGACATAATGGCGGTACAGGTGCGTATTTTGCTTCTAGTGGAAGTAGTGATCTAGATTCAACGAAAAATATTTGTGATGATGTATGGCATCATCTTGCTTTTGTTAGATATGGTGATTCTATCTATGGTTATGTAGATGGAGTTTTAGAAGCTAAAGATACGCATGCTGGTTTGAATCAGACCAATGTTAATACGGGATGGTTTTTTGGAAAACAGCAAACCTCTGGAGGTGGTAGTAACTGCCTTCCAGCTGGAAGTTTTTTAGATGAAATTCGTATTTCTAATGTAGCACGTTATACCGCTAACTTTACACCAAGTAAAACAAAGTTTGTAAAAGATAATCAAACATTATTATTAATTCATTCAGACGATGCCAATAATAGTGTAACATTTACATCGGATGAAGTTAAAAGTAATATTATTGCACCTATAGGTGATGTTACGCATTCTAATTATGTTGCAAAATTTGGTAATTCCGGAATAAATCTTACTTCTGCGGCCGGTCAAGGTGGAAGTGAATATTTAACTGTACCACACAGCGACGATTGGAGACCTAATAATAATGGTGTTTTAACAATAGAATGTTGGATAAAACCTACTGCTTCTTCACAACCAATGGCTTATAATAATACGATTCTATCTTATTATGACCCTGACGGTTGGATGATAGAAATGAATCAAGACAGAACATTACGTTTTAGATGTCCGAAGTCCGCTGGATTTGCTACATGGCATCTACTTGATAGTGCAGCTCCTCTTCCATTAAACCAATGGAGTCATCTTGCAGTTGTAATGGATCGTGTTAATGATATAGATTATCTATATTTAAATGGTGTACTTGAAACTTCTGGTGCTAATAATTTTGACCATGCTGTTACTAGTGATCCATTAATTGTTGGAAGATATACTCCTACTAACGATTCTGGAATGGTTGGGTATCTTGATGAAATTAGAATTTCAAATGTAGCACGTTATACTGGTGCAACATATACTGAACCAACAGCAGCGTTTACATCTGATGCTAATACATTATTATTAATTCATTCTGACGAGGCTGATGGTAGTACAACATTCACCGATAGTAGTAGTCATGCTCGTACTATTACAAGAGTTGGGGTATCGCATGAAGGAACCCAGAAAAAGATTGGTACATCATCAATTTATTTTGATGGTAATGGTGATTATGTAAGCATACCAGATAATGATTTATGGACTTTAGGTACAGATTGGACTGTTGAGTTTTGGGTGCGCTTCAATGTTCTCCAAAAACAAAGTCTAATGGGAGTGTTTAGTAATGCTGCAACATCTGGACTCCAATGGATGATACATATGGAAGCTAATAATACTATTGAAGCGACTTGTTGTAATGCAAGTACAACTTTTGGATATTGTGTATCTGGTGGACTTTCTGCTAATACATGGTATCATATCACATATCAACGTGATTCTACCAATCAATTCTGTTTGTATATAGATGGTACACCTGTATATACAAGGAGTCATACACATACAATGCAAAATCTGAGTTTACCATTAGAAATGGGTAGAAATACTTATGCTGGTTTGAATAGTCTTAATGGTTATTTGGATGAAGTTAGAATTTCTAATGTAGCTCGTTATACATATAATACAGCTTTTACACCAAGTACATCAGCGTTTACACCAGATGGAAATACAGTATTGTTACTTCATGGGGATGGTACAGGAAATTTATTTACTGATGATTCTTACACAGCAGGTAAACAAACACAGCTGCATGGATGGGCAGTCAATTATTAAACAACAATCATAGAGGAAAATAAAAATGGCTCAAACAAAAATAACACATGATAATATTGCAGCATCATTTTCTTTACCTAATGCTAATTTAAATAATGATGTTTTCAATAATGATCGCTCATGGACAGGTTCTCAACGTGCAACAATAGTAACAGATAATGATGGAAACTTTGATTTGAATGGTGGACAGAATTTTAAATGTACTCCATCTGGAAATATTACATTAACTTTTTCAAATCATGTAAGTGGACAATCTGGCTTTGTTATTCTTGTTAATTCTGGTGGACATACCATTTCACTTGAAACATATACAAAAGCAGATGCAAATCTTGCTACAACAGTAACAGCAGCTGGTACATATATCATTAGTTACATTGATGATGGAACGTGTGCATATTTAACTAATTCTGCGGTAATGGCATAATCATATTTAAAAAAGAGGATAACAATGGCAATATTTCACGGAACATCTATACCAGCTGGAGCTAGTGGAGGACTTCCTACGTTTACAGGTGCTACTTCATCAATAAGATTTGAAAGAGAAGATACACATTTTTTAGAACGTAGTTCTCATAGTACATCAGCTAATGGTGCTTATACAACTTCTTGTTGGGTTAAGAGAGGTAAACTAGGTTTGGATTCAAATTCTGTAGCAAAGATGAGATACGTTTATCGTTTTGGTTTAGAAGATCACATGGGATTCCAAGGTGATGATTCTTTGAATGTTGAAAAAAGATCCGGTAAACATATGAATACAGAAAGATATTGTCGAGATATTTCAAACTGGATGCACGTTGTTGTATCTTCTGATGGTCTAGGCAATGCTAATTCATTTAGGTTATATGTAAATGGTGTAGAACATGATTATAATGATGGAGGGACTTACGACCGAACAGCTAATAACTATTCTCATAGCAATGTTAATTTTAGAATTGGCGCACATGAGAGCGGTAGTTCTGTTTTTGATGGTCTTGTTTCACAGTTTTATTTTATTGACGGACAGGCGTTAGGTCCAGAAGCCTTTGGTGAAACAGGTGATTACGGAGAATGGAAACCAATAGAATATGAGGGATCATACAATAGTAATAGTTTTTATTTACCTTTTTCAAATAGTGCTACACACAAGTCTATTAATTCTGTTAATCAAACTCACCATGATACTGCTGAATCTAAATGGGGTGGATCATCAATTAGAATGGATGGTAGTTATGACTTTTTGGAATTAACTAATGCTGATTCTGCATTGTTTCAACCATTTGAAGATACTACGAGTTCATGGACTTTTGATGCATGGGTAAAATTTGCAAGTTATGCTGGTACTCAATGGTATATAAGTCATGGTACTGGCACTTCCGATAGATGGGGATTCTATCATATTGGCGACGGTACTACTGGCCATTATACTATTTTAAGTAATGGTGGTGGTACACAGTTTAATGGTAGTGGTACTGGTAATGGTGGTTTAATTACTGATAATGACTGGCATCATGTAATGTGGATCAAAAAAGCAAATGAAGTTGGTATGTATGTAGATGGAACTCAATGTGGTTATATTCAAAATACTCAAACACATACTACAGGTGGACAAGTATATATTGGTTCTAAGTATAATGGAACAGAAGCATTTAATGGTTGGATGGATGATATTAGAGTATATAAAGGTAATCCTTTTGAGGCTTCTCCTAATACTGGAAATACAGATACCATCACAGTTCCAACTGAAGCTCATACATCTGATACAAATACATTAATATTAGTACAATCGGATCATTCTGACGGTAGCACAGATATTACTGATTCAGCTGGTGTAGCAGGTGGATTAGGTAATGATGCAAGTGGAAATGAAAATCATTTTACACTAAACAATATTACTTCTCACGATCAGATGATAGATTGTCCGTCTAATAATTATTGTACTTGGAGTGATCTTACCGATGGATCATTTATTACACTCAAGGAAGGAAACTTAGAAGCGATTTTCAGCGGTAATGATACAGGAAATGTAATATCAAGTTGGGGTTTTGAAACTGGTATGTGGTATACCGAAATATATGTAATATCAGACAACAGTAGTGGTTATTATCCGTGGATTGGAGTGAGTGGTAATAGAGCGTATGATTTTCCAACTAATGCAGGGTATCCATCTGGCGGTCAAGTTGGACAGATGCCTGATTCATGTGCTTACGAACCAAAAGAAGGTAAAAAATGGATTGGTCAATCTCAGTCTAATTATGGGAATAGTTTTACAGTTGGAGATATTATTAGTGTCGCTTTGGATTGTGATAATGGTGCGGTCTATTTTGCAAAAAATGGAGCATGGCAGGGTGGTGGTGATCCTACTAGTGGTGGAAGCAAAACGGGTGCGGCATTTACTTGGACACCAGGACAATACGATTGTATGACTTTTAATATGGGTGTATATAATTCCTCAGCAATAGCTAACTTTGGCCAAGATGGTACATTCGCTGGTCATGTAAGTGCAGGTGGAAATGCAGATGGAAACAGTTATGGTAATTTTAAATATGCACCACCTACTGATTACTTAGCAGCTTGTTCTGCTAATTTACCAGAGCCTACTGTTAAGCCTGCTGAAAATTTTAATACAGCTTTATATACTGGTACTGGAAGTAGTCAAACAATTACAACTGGTTTTGATACCGATTTAGTTTGGGTTAAGAATAGAGGTCGTGCATCAGAGCATATTCTAGTAGATACTCTTAGAGGTGATGGAAAAGTTTTACATTCACATTTGTCAAATGGAGAAAGTACCCCCGGCAACGGTGGTGCGCCAGTGCTTCTCACAACTGGATTTACGGTTGACGGGATTGACGATTGGTATAGCCGAAGTGGTGATACTTATGCTTCTTGGAGTTGGAAAGCAGGTGGAGCTGGTACTGCAAATACAGATGGTAGTATAAATTCTGTTGTTTCAGCAAATACAGCTGCAGGATTTTCTATTGTAACTCATTCAGGCGCAGCAGGTAATGGCACAGTCGGACACGGTTTAACCAAAGCTCCTAATTTTGTTATTACCAAAGCCTATTCGCATGCAGACCAATGGCGAGTCGGATCTATCCAACCTTTGGGTTCAATGGATTTTACAGATTACTTGCGATTAAACCAACAAGGAAGTGTAGTAGATGAATCTACAACTTGGGTTGATACTGCACCAACATCAACTGTTTTTTCGGTAGGTACAGATAGTGCAACCAATCATCCCGGTTATGATTATGTTAGTTATTGCTTCCATGATGTTGAAGGTTATTCCAAAATTGGGGCTTATAAGGGTAACAGCAGCAGCGATGGAACTTTTATTTATACAGGTTTCACTCCAGCTTGGATTTTAATAAAAGATATAAATGGAAGTTATGGTTGGCCCATGCACGATAATACAAGAGATACCTTGAATCCAGTAACAGCGGCATTTAAGGCATCTGATGCTGAAGCAGAAACAACAATTAGTAATGGTGGTGGAATTGATTTTCTGAGTAACGGTTTCAAAATACGAGATAGTGGGGCTGGTATGAACACTAATACTTATTTGTATTACGCAATAGCTGAACAACCTTTTAAATATTCAAACGCAAGATAGGAGAAAAAAATATGTGGGCTCAAGTACATAGTAACGAAGTAGTAAGAACAATGGTGCATCCTATTGATATGGAAGTAGATGGTGTTACACATCCCAAAAGTATTTTTACTAAATGGTCAACTGATGATTTGAAAAATATTGGTGTTTATCCATATTCTGAAAATACAGTAGATGGCAGGTATCATTATTCAGGCGAACTTACATACACGGTTAATGCAGATGATGTTGTTGGTTCATATGCAGCTATTGATCGTGATATTGCAAGTTTAAAAGCTGGTATGATTACTACAGCAAAACAAGCTGCAGCAGTTTTACTTTCCAAACATGATTGGATGGCTATTCGTGAAATGGAAGGTGGAGAAGCAATGCCTGCGGATGTTAAAACATATCGTGCAGCTGTTCGTACAGAAAGTAATGACAAAGAAACAGAAATTAATGCACTAGCAGATATGGATGCTATCAAAGCATACGAAGCAACATCTTATACAGAGGTTCGTAAATTATGGGATAATGATGCTAAAGATTGGAGTTCTGATACAGAATCATATACACAACATAAGAATATGACAAGCTACTATGTCGCAGTAGATCCTACAGCTGATGCTGATCCATCATTTGTTTCGTTGACAAAAGACTAAGCAGGAGATAACTAAATGGCTTTAACAACAATAAAAGATAATATGTATGTGTCAGGATCTGCTCCTGCTGGTGATGAAACTATCGAAAAAGGTAGTAGTGATCCTACTAAAACTACTAATCCTTCTGGTGGTGTTGGTTCTCTTTATATGAATAAAACTACAGGAGAGATGTGGACTTGTACTGACGCTACAACAGATTCTAATTACTGGACTAATATAGGTAAAGGTGAAGGTCATATTGGAGGTCCTATAAGTGCAGCAACTGGAGGTACTGTAACTGCTTTAGGTGATTATAAAATTCATACGTTTACTACTTCAGGTGATTTTGTTGTAACAGCTGCAGATGCAACTGTTGAAGTTTTAGTAGTCGCTGGTGGTGGTTCTGGAGGAGCATATTATGGCGGTGGTGGCGGAGCTGGAGGGCTTATACATAAAGCCGCTCATACAGTAACAACAGCTACATATCCCGTTGTAATTGGTGCAGGTGCCGCAGGACAAACATCATCCGGTAAGGGGAATACTGGTAATGATTCTACTGTTTCAACAGGAGGCTCAGCAATTTTTACAGCAAAAGGTGGTGGAGGTGGTCAGGTGAATTATCCGGATAATGGTACTGGCGGTTCAGGTGGTGGTAGTGGCCATCGTAGCGGAGCAAATAATGCTCAGCAAGTAGGTGGTCTTGCAACACAGCCTTCACAATCAGGTGATTCTGGAACTTATGGGTTTGGTTTTGGTGGTGGAGTTGGTTATAACAATCCTGATTATAATACTGGAGGTGGAGGTGGAGCTGGAGGAGTGGGTCAAGGTGCTTCTAAAACTGAATCTGGTGATGGTGGTCCCGGTAAAGATTTCAGTACAAATTTTGGTACAGGTGTAGGAGATTCTGGTTGGTTTGCATCAGGCGGTGGTGGCGGAGGAACAGGAGATGGGAATACATTAAAAGGTCATGTAACTAGTGGGGGTGGTACTGAAGGAGCATCTAGCAATTCTACTACTGCAGCTGCAGCTGCAAATACTGGTGGTGGATCAGGTGGTGGTTATAATTCGGGTCTGACAGGCGCTGGTGGTTCTGGTGTAGTAATATTTAAATATAAATTTCAATAGGAAGTGGGAGATAAATAAATGCCTTTAACAAAAATACCAGCAAATATGGTAAGTGCAGTAGGTGGTAATGAAGTTACTGAAAGTGCATCTGATCCTACAGTTTCTACTAATCCTTCTGGTGGTGTTGGAACACTTTGGTTGAATACAACATCAGGTGAAAAGTATTGTTGCACAAACGCTACAGCTGGAGCTAATGTTTGGAAAAATATAGGTGGTGGTGGAGGTAATATTCCTCTTATATATACGGCTGCTACTGGAGGAACTGTTACCACAGACGGAGATTACAAAGTTCATAAGTTTACTTCATCAGGAACTTTTACTGTTACAACAGCTGGGAATGTTGAATACTTAGTTGTTGCTGGTGGTGGCGGAGCCGGAGACTGGGGTGGTGGAGGTGGCGGAGGAGGCTACCGAACAGCTACAGATTTTGCTGTTACTGCTCAAGCTTATAATATTGTTGTAGGTGCAGGTGGAACTGGTCAAGGTAATGCAACAGCTGGAACACAAGGTACAAATTCTACTTTTAGTACCATTACTAGTACAGGTGGCGGTGGAGGTGGTAATGATACTGGTGGCAATGTCCCAACAACAGGTGGAAGCGGTGGTGGTGGTACATACCATTCTAATTGGACTGCTAATGAGAAAGTAGGCGCAGCTGGTAACGCAGGTGGATATGATCCTGTTGAAGGATATGCTGGTGGTACAGGTACAGGTGGAGCATATGGTGGCGCCGGTGGAGGTGGTGCAGGTGGCATGGGCCAAAATGGTCATAATGATTTTGGCGGTGCTGGTGGAATAGGAAGGGATAGTACCATTACTGGTTCTTCTGTAGGTTACGCTGGAGGCGGCGGCGGCTGTGGAGGCGGCGGTGGTACTGGTACATTTGGATATGGTACACATGGCGCTGGTAATGGTGGAAATAATAATGCTGGAACACATGGTACTGTAAATACTGGCGGTGGTGCTGGCGCAGATACAGGAGACGGTGATAATAACGGTGGTTCAGGAGTTGTAATTATTAGATATAAATTTCAATAAAAATAATAAGGAGTAAACAATGAGTCATTTTGCAGAAATTGACAGCAATGGCATAGTTCAAAGAGTCATTGTTGCCGAACAAGATTTTATAGATTCTGGTGCTGTTGGTGATGCAGCTAATTGGATTCAAACAAGTTATAATAATAATATAAGAAAACAATTTGCTGGAATTGGTTTTACTTATGATTCAGCTAAAGATAAGTTTATAGCACCTCAACCATATGCCTCATGGTCATTAGACGGTAATGATGATTGGCAACCTCCTGTTGCTATGCCTGAAGATGATAAACGATATTATTGGGATGAAGATACTACAAATTGGGTAGAGATAACAGAATAATAGGAGAGTAACAAATGCCTTTAACAAAAATTGGTGTGGCCGTTGCAGATTCAATTAATACTAAGAGTTCTTCTGATCCAGCAACAAATACAAATCCTTCAGCTGGTGTTGGTCATATTTGGTTGAATACAACATCAGGTGAAATGTATTGTTGCACAGACGCTACAACAAACGCTAATGTTTGGGTAAATGTAGGTGATGGTATAGAAGATGTTATTCCTTATAATGGTTTGGTTGCTACTGGAGGTACTATTACAACAGACGGTGATTATAAAGTTCATACATTTAATGAGTCTGGAACATTTACTGTTACTAATCCAGGAACAGATGCAGAAGTTGAATATCTAGTTATTGCTGGTGGCGGTGGTGGATGTAGAAGGGCAACTGCTGGTGGTGATGGCGGAGGTGGAGCAGGAGGTTATCGAACTGCAACTGGTTATTCTGTATCTGCACAAGCCTATACTGTAACTGTTGGTGCAGGAGGTGCTGGACAAACAGGTGCTAATGGTTCTGCTGGATCGAACTCTGAATTTGGTGCAATTGCTTCAACTGGAGGTGGTGGAGGTGTTTGGGATTCTCCTGCTGCTAATCAACTTAATAACACCGGTGGCTCAGCTGGTGGTGGAGGTTGGGGCTCACATTATTATGGCCATCCAATGGGTTCTGGTAATGCAGGTGGATATGATCCTGTTGAAGGATATGATGGTGGTTTAGGTGGTTATTGGGATGGCCCTCATGGAATTTCAGGAGGCGGTGGCGGTGGAGCTGGTGGTGTTGGACAACCTGGCCACAGAACTTCTGGTATAATTACAGGTGGTGATGGTGGCGTTGGTAGAAGTTCAAGTATTACAGGTACTGCTGTTATGAGAGCTGGCGGAGGCGGCGGTGGTGGTGATACTCGTACTAGTGGACCTGGTGGCGCCGGTGGTGATGGCGGCGGTGGTACTGGCGGAGGAACAGGTACGACACCTACATCTGGAACTGTTAATACTGGCGGTGGAGGCGGAGCTGTTGGTTCTGGTACAAGTGGTAGTGTTATGAATGGTGGATCAGGTACTGTAATCATACGATATAAATTTCAGTAGAGTTTGATTATATAAATACAATTAATTATTAAATTATTTACAGGAGTCAACATGAGTGAAGAAAAAAGTGAGTCAAAAGATTTAGTCGTTAAAACATTTAGTAATGATTCTCTTACAAAGTATGAATCTTACGGTGGTAAATCATTAGTTGAGAATTTACAGAATGCTGAGTTAGCAGTAAACAAAGTTAAATATACTGAGCGTATTTGGGATAGGTCAAGAAGTCAATTTATGTTGAAACACTTGACTTGTTCACAGGCTGATGATTGGACAAGACTAAGACAAGTATCTGCTGAGATGGCCAGGAAACGTATGGCACTTAATGAAGCAAAGTTTGGTTACATGGAAGCAGTTGCAAAAACTAAAATCAAAAGAAAGAAACTTGAAGAAGAAGAAGATTCTCTTAAAAGAGAATTACTTGAGATACAAGCTGCAAGAATGGAATCACAAAATGCAGAACTTTTGATTAAGGTTGAAGGTGCTTTGAAAGAGATAGAAACTCTTGGTGAAATGCATGACCAGTTAAAAGAAGCCATTGGTGAAGTTACCGAAGAACAGTTTGAAAAGGCACAAGTACAATCTCATATTAAACGTGCCATGACACAATCCATTCGTGAAGTAAGAGAAAAAGGTTCTATTGGTTGTGGTAATCAAGAATATTTGGAACAAGTTGGAGTTTGTGTTTCAAGTGCAAAGAAAGAGATCATGCAATTCTTAGCACAAGAACAAGCTTCAGGTGTAGCAAATACTTCAATGTTACATTCTTTTGTTGATGATTTTGCAGAACGATATGAGCCAGTAGCAAAACAACAAGCAGACTTTTTAAAATTTTCTGAAGGTGCAAATAACTTATTAACGTATACACCAGAGCAAGAAAACCAAAAACAAATCGAAGAATAGGAATAACAGATGGCATATCTAGGTAAAGGTACAAAAAGCATTGACCATGCTACTATATCCACACACACAATGACAGGTGATGGTTCTGATACTACTATGAGTATTACTCTAGGAACAACATCTGTTAATAATGTTAGTGTGTTTATTAGTGGTGTTCAACAAAGGCCAGGACAAGATTATACTGTAGCTAATGATGTTATTACATTTACAACAGCACCTGCAGCGGGATGCCCAGTTATTGCATTTGTTAGAAAAGATACAAAAAAAGGTACTATTGCAGATGCATCAGTTGGACTTGATACCATTAAAGATGGTGCAGTAACAGATGCTAAAATTCTTAATCTTAGTGCAAGTAAACTTACTGGTGCTTTACCTGCACTTGATGGTTCAGCATTAACTGGTATTTCTGCGGTTACTGTTAGTGCAACTGATCCTGCAACTGATACTAATTCTACACTTGGAACAGTTTGGGTAAATAAAACATCAGGAAATACTTATGTTTGCACAGACGCTACAACAGACGCCAATGTTTGGACTAACGTAGGTGGAGGTAGTGGTAATATAAAGCCTTGGCAATTAGGTGGAACAATAGCTGGTTTTATGTCTGGTGGTAGTCCAGACGGAGTAACGATTGATAAATTTAGTTTTGTAAGTGATGGAGACGCAACAAATCATGGCGACGTAATGAGTCCGGGAAGAAGTTATCTATCTGGAGCCTCATCAACTACATATGGTTATAATGCTGGCGGTTGGGAACCAATGAACCGTATTGATAAATTTCAATTTGCAACAGCGAGTGATGCAACCGAACATGGTTTTTTAACAACCAATTCTTTTGGTTCTCATCCTTGTCAAAGTGATACACATGGTTATACTGTTGGTGGTTCTCCGGGAGTATCAACCTATGTTCAAAGATATCCATTTGCAGGAAGTGGTGTAACTTCTGAGGAATTTAATAGTATAACAACTGCAAGAGAATACGGTGCTGGTCATTCAACACAAACAGATGGTTATGTTTCTGGTGGACAACCAGCAACTACTACTATTGATAAATTTTCTTATTCTAATAGCACCGAAACAAGTGAACATGGAAATTTAACAGCAATTACAGTCGCTTATAATTGTGGTGTTTCTTCAAGTGCAGATGGCTATAGTTGTGGTGGTGCAAAACAAGATGGCTCAGGTCAAAACTCTGCAAAAATTGATAAGTTTTCTTTTGCTTCTACTAATGTATCAGCAGTAGGTCATGGCGATTTATATGCTGATGGTCTGGGTGCAGCACAATCTTCAACTACACATGGTTATTTTACTGGTGGAAATGGCACTAATTTATCACCGGCAGCTGGAGCTTCTGGTTCTCCACATCAATCATATGAGTTTATTCAAAAATTTGCATATGCGTCAAATACAACAGCGGCAGACATTGGTAATTTAATATCAAACAGAATTGTGGGTGCTGGACAACAGTATTAAACCATCAAACAATAAATAAAAAAGGATTTAACATGGCATATATAGGAAAAATTAATAAATCGACATCTACACTTGCTACTCAAACAATGGATAGCATGACAGGTGATGGTACAACTACTACTTTAAGTTTAACATCAACACCCGCTAATGTTAATGATGTTTCGATTTATATTGATGGTGTTATGCAACAACCCGGAGTTGATTATACGCTTGATGGTAATACTGTAACATTTACAACAGCAGTACCTTTAAACTGTTATGTTTGTGCTTGTCAAACTCAAAATGGTGATATTGGTACACCGGCAGCCGACTCAGTTACAACAGCTAAATTAACTGATGGTATGTTTACAAATAGTCATATTCCTAGTTTGTCAGCAAATAAATTAACTGGTGCTTTACCGGCACTTGATGGTTCAGCATTAACGGGTGTTGGCTCAGGCTTTATGGAAAATGCTTCTGATCCAGCAATTGATACAAATCCTGCTGATGGTCTTGGAGCAGTTTGGGTTAATACAACATCAGGTGAAATCTTTATTTGTACTGACGCTACAACAGACGCCAATGTTTGGACAAATGTAGGTGCAGGATCTACACCAGTTCCTGCTCCAGAACACGGTTATCATAGTGGTGGTGAAGGGCATGGTGGCCCTGCTTCTATTTATAGTGCTATTTACAAATTTACATATGCTAGTGGTACATCTGTATCAGATCATGGTAATATGCATTTTGCAAGAGCAACAGGTGGTGCTGCTTCAAGTTCAACACATGGTTACGCTGCAGCAGGACAACCTTCATCTAGTGTTGAAGGTACTTCTATTGATAGATTTGCATTTGCTTCTGATGCAGGTGGTGCTGATGTTGGTGATTGTATTGCTCGAGATTTATGTACGGGTGGTGAATCATCAACTCATGGTTATATTTTTATGGGGAGATTTCATAGTATTCATTCTACTATTCAAAAATATGCTTTCGCATCAAGTGTATCCGGCTCTACATATAATGGAGATGCAGGAGCTACTAGGTATCAAGTAGGTTCTTGTTCTGGACCTAATGAGTGTTATATTTTAGGTGGAAGGTCAGCTGCTAATAATGGTACTCAAGATATGTGGAAAGTATCTCATGCTAACGATACTACAAGTAGCCATCATGGCAACCTAGTAAGAGATAAATTTTCAAATAAGGGAGTTGCAAGTTCAACACATGGTTACTCTTTAGGAGGAAAAGGTAATCCACCCTCTTATCCAACCTATAATGATATAGATATATTTTCTTTTGCTTCTAATGCAGGCGCGTCAGATTGGGGTGATTTAACTCATGCAAGAAGTGATGGTGCAGCTACACAAAATGCAACTCATGGTATGTGGGTTTCAGGATATTACGGACCTGTTGGATATATGTCCGATATGATGATGTTTGCTTTTGATTCTAGTACAAGTAGTGTAGATGTTGGTGATTTAACTACTCCAAGAGGAAATGGATATGCATATACTGCTAAATAGTAGTTTTTGAGTCGTATAAATAATAATAACAATACTCACAAATATTTATTAAAGAGGGAATAATATGTCAACAGTAAAGAGTACATTATCGTTAAATTCTACTGGTGCAATACCATCTATATTGAATTATTCTAGGAGTTCTTCTGCTACTAGAGTTAATGCTATTGGTCTAGTTGAAACCGTTGCAGCTAACGTCATTAGACAAGATTATATGCCTGATGATATTGGTCGTTTAATGGGTTGGTTATTTGAAGAAGCATCAACGAATAACTGTTTACAATCACAAGACTTTGATAATGCTTCATGGATTACTGGATCAGCACTTCAAACTAATGCAGCAGAAATTCAAGCAAATCAAGTTAAATCACCAGATGGTACATCAAATGCTGATTTATTGAAAGCAACTTCAGCAACTACGGGTATTATTGCAGCTCGTCAACAAGGATTTACTTTCAATAATGGAACTACATATACAGTTTCAGTATATGCAAAGAAAAAAGAATTAGACTATCTGGAAATTTCTAATAGAGATAATTCTGATTCTGGTCGTACTTATTCTAAAGTTTTTAATTTAAGTAATGGTACTCTTGGAACTTCTGGTGGAACAGTTGGTGATGCAAAAATTCAAGAACATCCTAACGGATGGTATCGTTGTTCTGTAACATTTACTGCTGATGGAAGTTCTGATACGGAAGTATATTTAAAAGCACGTTCCAATGATGAAGTTAATACAGAATATGCTTTTGGTAATGCAGAAGGTATTTATTTGTGGGGAGCTCAAGTTGAAGAACTTGGATATGCTACTTCTTATATTCCAACAACAACTGTTCCTGTAACAAGAAATGCAGACGTTGCTTATATTGAAGATACAGAAAATAAATGGAACTGGGATATTGGTACATCAATCTGGATTGATGCTACTCCATTGAATACATCATCAACACAACCTATTTATCATTATCAAGATGCAACTAATAATAACTACGTTACATTGTTGAGTGATGGTAAATATAAAGTTACGACAAATGGAAATAATCAGTTAGATGCTGATCCGTTTAATGCTGGATTTACAACAACAGCATATCAAGATTTTAGAAACTGTATGGCGATTAAAGCTAATCGTTTTCATGTGGGTCATAATGGTAGTTTGTCTGAGCAACTTCCAGACACATCTATAACGGTTCCTTTAAATTCTTCTACTAGTAAATATACTGTTAAGTTTTTTCATGGAACAGGATTGACCTCTGGTAGTGGTTGGCTTGGAAACTTTAGGATTTATTCTAATGTTTTGACAGACCTTGAACTACAAAATATTACTTTTAGAAAAAATGATGATGCACAAGAACTTGCTCTTAATGCTGTTCAAGTTGTAGATCAATCTATTTCTACACAAAAACTTGCTAATGAAGCAGTAACAGAATCAAAAATTGGTACAGATGCTGTTACAAATACAAAAATTCTTGATGGTACAATCGAAACAGCACAGATTGCAAACGCACAAATTACAACTGATAAAATTGCTCCTGGAGCAGTTGATGGTACAAAAATACCAGCAGGTGCAATTACATCTGCTCATCTTGGTTTAGATGTTATCGTTGCTGAAGATATTGCTAATAATGCAATCACAGCTGCAGAACTTCAAAACAACGCAGTAACCACAGATAAAATTGCTAATGATGCAGTAGATGGAACTAAGATTGCGTTGGGATCTGATTCTGAAGGCGACATCATGTATAGCAATGGTGCAGATTATGTTCGTCTTGCAAGAGGCTCAAACGGTCAAGTATTAACACTTGCAGCTGGTGTTCCAAGTTGGGCAGATGATTCTACTGATGTTGCTGGTCATGCAGTTGGTGGAGATATGAATGGCACGATTGCTAATATTCAAATCGCAGCAGCCAGAGTAGGAGAAACAGAACTTGCTGATGATGCAGTAACACAAGCTAAGATCAATGCTAACGCAGTTGGTATTGAACAACTTTTTGTTACAGACGGTTCTGCTGGACAACTTCTTTCAACGGACGGTGCTGGTAATCTTTCTTTTATTTCTGATCCAACAAATGTTGGTGCAGCTTCTGTCGGTGGTGATCTTTCTGGTTCTGTTTCAAACGCACAAATTAAAGCTGGTGTAGTCGATACAAATGAACTTGCTGATGATGCAGTAACAGCAGATAAAATTGCTGATGGAGCAGTTAGTGTTTCTTCTATTACAGATGGAACAATCACCGGAGCGAAACTAGTTAATGGTTCAATCACCGGTGATAAACTTGCTAATCATGCTACTAATGATTCACTAAGATCAATCGACACAAATCATATTAAAAATGATGCTATTGATGGAACTAAACTAGTTGATAACGCGATTGGTTCTGAACATATTGCGAACGGAGTAGTAATAGCTAGATGTTTAAATGATAATGCAGTTGAAGAAAACAAAATCGCAAACAATGCAGTTACATCTGGTAAGATAGCTGGACTAGCAGTAGGTAACGCACATCTTACAACTGGTGCTATAACAACATCTAAAATTGCAAACGATCAAGTAACTGAGGATAAAATAGCTGATGGTGCAATTACAAATGATAAAATTGGTGCAGGTGCAATTACATCTGATAAGATAGCACTCGACATCATTGTTGCGGAAGACTTAGCAAACAATAGTGTTACAGCTGCAGAGATTTCTAATAATGCAGTAACTACTGATAAAATCCAAAACAATGCAGTTGATGGTTCTAAAATTGCGATGGGTAGTGATGCTCGTGGTGATATTCTATATTACAACGGTACAGATTATACTCGACTTGCAAAAGGAACACAAGGTCATGTACTTACAATGGGAAATTCAGATCCTGAATGGGCTGCAGATTCTACTAATGTTGGTAATACAGCAGTTGGTGGTGATTTAGCAGGTACTGTTAGTAATGCACAAATTGTTTCTAATTCAGTTGCGGCTTCAGAGATTGCATCAAACGCTGTTAGTATTGACCACTTGAACGTATCAGATGGAACAAACGGTCAAGCATTAATGACTGATGGGCTTGGTAATTTAAGTTTCGGTAATGTTGTTAGTGATCCAGCATTGGGTGGAGCTCTTAGTGGTACAACATCAAATGCATCTATCGCTGCTAATGCAGTTAATGGAACACATCTCGCAATGGGTAGTGATGCTCGTGGTGATGTTCTTTACTACGACGGAACAAATTATGTTCGACTTGGAAAAGGCTCTGCTGGTCAAGTATTGACTCAAGGTGCAAATGATCCAGCTTGGAGTAATCCTGCTGTAAGTCAAAATGATGTTGGTTCATATCCTGTTGGTGGAGATGTATCAGGTACAGTTTCTAATATTACGATTCCTGCTAATTCTATTACATCAGCAATGATTGCACCGGGTGTTATTGTTGCACAAGATATTGCCACAAACGCAGTTAATGGAACACATATTGCTATGGGTTCTGATGCAACCGGTGATACACTTTACTATAATGGAACAGATTATGTTCGACTTCCAAAAGGTACAGCTGGTCAAGTATTAACAATGAACTCTACTGCTTCTGCTCCTGAATGGTCAGCAGATTCTACCAATGTTGGTACTACAGCAGTCGGTGGTGATGTTACAGGTACGGTTTCTAATATTCAAATTCCTGATAATGCAATTACATCTGCTATGTTGGGTGTTGATGTTATCGTTGCTGAAGATATTGCTAACAATGCAATCACAGTCGCTGAACTTTCTGATGATGCAGTTGCAACAGCAAAAATTCAGGATCTTGCAATTACATCTGCTAAGATTGCTGATGATGCAGTTGAAATGACGAAACTGAATGCTTCTGGTACTGCTAGTAATACTACCTTCTTACGAGGTGATGGAGTATGGGCGACACCAGCAGGTATCACATCAGAAAGTGATCCAACAGCTGTAACAATGGCAATCGCACTCGGTTAATCAGAAAGGAAAATAACGAATGAGCAGACAAAAAGTTGTTGACAGTATGATTACTGGAACGGTAAGTTCCAGTAAGTTAGATGGTGCGTTGCCAGCCCTTAACGGTGCAAATCTTACAGGCGTTGGTGATGGTGTATTGAAAGGTGGAAATGATCCAGCCACAGATACAAATCCTGCTGCAGGTGTCGGAGCAGTATGGTTGAATACTTCTTCAGGATCTATGTATATTTGCACCGACGCTACGACAGACGCTAATGTTTGGATTAATGTAGGTGGCGGTAGTGGTGATGTGCAGTTATTTATATTTCAAGGTTCTATCTGGGCGTTCAATGCTGGTGGAAACCCCGGTTCAGGTTGGGGTGGTACACCTACCGATCAAATAAGTAAATTTAGCCTTACCTCAGATGCTAATGGTGTTGATGTAGCAAACTTAACAGATGATCGGCAATCAACAGCAGGATGTTCCTCTGCGACTCATGGTTATACTATGAGTGGTTATCATGCTAATACTGCGCCCGGTGGTGGTGGTTATTTGAATGTAGTAGATAAATTTAGTTTTACAACAGGGACTGACGCCACAGACGTAGGCGATCTATCAGTTCAAAGAGCGTCTATGGCAGCTGCATCATCAGGTAATTATGCTTATGCTAGTGGTGGTGATTCTGCTCCGGGAGATTCCAATGTAATAGATAAGACTAGTACCAGTACAGATGGTAACGCTACCAACGTGGGCGATATTACTGTTGCCAGACAGTATACTGCTGGCCAATCATCATCTTCACATGGTTACATTTCTGGCGGAAGGGCAGGTGGCCCTGCTCGAAACGAAATAGATTATTTCCCTTTTGCTAGTGACACAAACGCTTCCGATGTGGGCGATATGACTAGTCATAGAGATTCAGTAGCTGGCCAATCTTCAACCACACATGGGTTTGTATCTGGTGGTGTTGGTAATAGTAACGTGATTGAAAAATTTAGTTTTGCTTCACTTAACAACGCTACCGATGTGGGCGATTTAACGGTTGGCAGAATGTATTGTACTGGGCAGTCGGGAACTACACATGGTTATACTTCTGGCGGTACTATAAGTAACACATCACTTCAAAATGTTATTGACAAGTTTGCTTACAGTTCAAATAACAACGCTACAGATGTGGGCGATATGGCTGCTGGTAGAAAGGCCACGGCAGGAACACAATACTAAACCATCAACCAATAAATAAAAAAGGATAACAATGAGTACACAAAAAGTTACAGATCCGGTAATAGAAGCAGTATCATCTAGTGTATTAACAGGCGCGTTGCCAGTTCTTGATGGTAGTGCTTTAACAGGAGTAACTGGTTTTGTTAATACTACAAATGCAAATGATCCAGCAACAGATACAAATCCGGGAACAGGAGTTGGAACAGTTTGGGTTAATAGTACCTCTGGTGAAATCTTTATTTGTACCGACGCCACGACAGACGCTAATGTTTGGACTAACGTAGGTGGTGGTAGTGATGATGTAGCACCATTTACATTTCAAGGTCTTACACATGGTTATCATGCAGGTGGATTACTTACTGGTAGTAATTGGACTGCTGTAATAGATAAGTTTGCCTTTGCATCCAACACAACAGCTGCAAGTCATGGTAATTTATCAGAAGCAAGACAAATATCAATGGGAAGTTCATCTGCAACTGATGGTTTTACAGCTGGTGGTAATAATAATTCATGGTCACAACAAACATCCATTGATAAATGGTCTTTTTCATCAAACACAACTTCAGCAGATCATGGTGATTTACGAGTAGCAAATCAAGGAGCTTCTGGTCATTCAACTGGTACACATGGTTATGTTTCAGGTAATGGTGCTTATCCTATGGCCACACCGATTGATAAATATGCTTATTCTGCAAACACTACTTCCTCTGGTCATGGTGATTTAGAAAATATACAATATCATGCTTCTGAACATTCTAGTACAACTGATGGTTTTATTGCTGGTGGTATCAGTCCTTCAAATGGGTCGAACCAATTATGGATTTCAAAATTTTCTTTTGCATCAAACACAACAGCTTCATCACATGGGAATTTACAGTCAGGAAAAGCAAGACATAATCCAACTGGTTGCACATCTACTACACATGGTTATGTTTGTGGTGGATATATTAGTAGTGATTCTGCGGTTATAGAGAAATTTCAAATTTCTTCAAACACAACAGCCAGTACCGTTGGTGATTTAACTGTTGCGAGATATGACGGAGCCGGATCAAGCTCAACTACACATGGATTTGTAAGTGGTGGTAATGGACATAAAAATCAGATTGATAAACTTGATTTTAGTTCAGATGGAAATGCTACCGATCATGGTGATTTATCAGCAGGTAAAGTTGGTGCTTCAGGACATCAAGTCTAAGGAAAAACAAGCAGTATATATATTGTAATATTTAATATTTTATATAGGAGAAGTTTATGAGTGAAGAAGTTGTAAATGAAAAAAGTGCGGAAGAAAAATCAACTGAGTTGGTTGTACGATCTTTCGGAGCAATCGTAGAACATAAATCATCAAATAATAAATAAAAAAGGATAAAGAATGAGCATACAAAAAGTTTCAAAAACTATGATAGATAGTTTATCTTCCAGTAAATTAACTGGAGCTTTACCTGCACTTGATGGTTCAGCATTAACTAATGTTTCTTCAGCCACAAAATCTGCTGTTGATCCTGCTATTGATAGTAATAAATCATTAGGAACAATCTGGGTCAATACTACTTCAGGAAATGTTTATTCTTGTACCGACGCTACGACAGGCAGTAATGTTTGGACTAACGTAGGAGCTGGAGAAGGACAGATACCTGAACTATATGTTTATCAAGGTACTATTTCTGGTTATGCTTCTGGTGGTATTGGTCGTACAAGAACAATAGATAAATTCAGTCTTGTTACAGCAACTGCAAACGCAACGGACGTAGGTGATTTATCGGATGATTATGAAAATGCTGCCGGTATATCAGGTAAGACTCATGGTTATATAGCTTGTGGAGTTAAAGCACCAAATGTTTATTTAAAACGAGTTGATAAATTTAGTTTTGCTTCAGATGGTGATGGTTCTAATATTTGTGATATGCACACAGAAATAAATGCTTGTTGTGGTAGTGGTGGTGATACACATGGTTACGTTTCTGGTGGTCATGGTGCCGGAGCTTCTGCACAAACTAACCAGATACAAAAATTTAATATTTCTACGGAAGCTACGGGTACAGATGTTGGTGATCTTACAGAAGCAAGATATTATGTTTCTTCATCACAAAGCGAAACTCATGGTTTTACTAATGGTGGTTATTCAGGTGGACATAAAAATACGATTGATAAATTTACTTATGCTTCAGATGATAACGCTACAGACCATGGCGATGTTTCAACTGCTCGTGGATTATCATTTGGTTGTTCTTCAACCACACATGGCTATCATGCTGGAGGATATATAAACTATCAAATGATTGATAAATATTCTTTTGCATCAAATACTACTGGAACAAATATAGGTAATTTAACAAGAAGTGGACAAATGAATGGAGGTTCATCATCAACAACTCATGGTTACGGTGCTGGAGGTTATAGTGGTGGTAATACAAATACTATTGATCGGTGGAGTTTTTCATCAGATGGAAGCGCTGTTGATGTAGGCGATTTAACAGTAGCTTGTAGATATAATGCTGGACAACAAACATAAACCATCAAACAATAAATAAAAAAAGGATTTAACATGGCATATTTAGGTAAAGACGTAGTAGGGATAATGTCCTACAGTAGAGCAAAGGATACCATGACGGGTGATGGTTCTACGACTACACTAACATTATCAAGAGATCCTGGTACACAAAATAATGTTGAAATATATATGGATGGTGTATTACAGACGCCAGGTGTAGAATATACATTATCTGGTAAAGTTGTTACATTTACGACAGCTCCAGAAACAGGATTGAATGTAGTTGCGTTAAGTGGAACTGAAACTGAAATTCTGGAGCCAGCAGATAATAGTGTTGTTGCTTCACATCTTGTTGGTGGTTTAACTTTAACAGAAGCTAAAATTGGTGGAACTATATCATCAAGTAAACTTAGTGGTGCGTTACCTGCACTTGATGGTTCTGCTTTGACTAATATGCCTAGTGGAATTAACGTAAAGAGTGCTTCTAATCCAGCAGAAAATACAAATCATGCTAATGGTGTTGGCACAACATGGATTAATACTACTACAGGAGAAATGTTTGTTTGTACTGACGCTACAACAGACGCCAATGTTTGGTTTAATGTAGGAGCTGGTAGTGGTGATGTTCAACCAATCCTACAGAGTCAAGGAGCTACAACTGGTTGGGTTTCTGGTGGTAGAGTAAGTAGTGGCCCTCCACATTCTGACCAGAATCAACATTTTCCGTTTGCTACAGAAACAAATGCTACGGATGTTTCTAATTTAACAACTATAAGAACTTATCCAGCTGGTGCTTCATCTCGTACGCATGGTTATTGTTCTGGTTCGTCACAGAACGACAATACGATTGATAAATTTCAGTTTGGCACAACAAATAATAGTACAAGTGTTGGAACTTTAGCCGTAGGACTTCATGCTGCAGCTGGTGGAGAATCAACAACTCATGGATATGTATTTGGTGGAACTACTTCAGGGTCAACAGGTAATAACCTTGATACAATTCAAAAGTTTTCATTTGCATCAGATGGAAATGCTACTGATACTACTGCTGATCTTACGCAGGTTTCAGCATATGTGGATGGTTCGTCATCAGCAACTCATGGATATAGGCATGGTGGACAAAATATCCCAAGTGCTGTTGTAAATACAATCGACAAGTTTCCTTTTGCTTCAAGTGCAAACGCCACGGATGTAGGCGATTTAACAGCAGCCAGACTTCCATATAAATCTACTTGTAATTCAACAACGCATGGTTATACTATGGGTGGTTGGGCATCGCCTTATGCTGGTGGTGTTATTGATAAGTTTTCTTATGCGACAGATGGAAACGCTACGGATGTAGGCGACTTATCACCTGTAAATCATGGAGCATCGGGTGTATCAGGAACAAATCATGGTTATTCTTGTGGTGGAAGGAATCAACCAGAAAATGTGTGGTATAATCAGATACAAAGATTTAGTTACAGCAGTGATGGCAATGCAACAGATTCGGCTGATTTGGCAAATTCTCCGTATGCTGGAACTGGTAATCAAGTATAAATCATCAAACAATAAATAAAATATTAAATAGTAGTTCTTGAGTCGTATAAATAATAATAACAATAACTTTTTAAAAAGGAATTAAAACATGAAAATTGTAGAATATAAACTCCACGGAAATCCAAATGGCAAAGGTATGGTAACACCTGGATTTATTCAAAATGGTGGATATTATCGTAATCCTGACGATTATACAATGTTAGGTTTTGTTGATGATCCTGCTGAATATTATCTTCCTGATACATTGGTTTATTTAACATTAGCAGAAGCTAAAGCTCGTCAACTTGCTATCCATGCTAAATATCCTATGCAAAAACCCCCTACACCTGGCACACCTGGCGAATCCATGGAAGAAATGACAAATGAAGATGTTGAAGCATCTATGGACGCTTGGCATACATACCATAACGGTTAATAATTTATAAATAATACAAGCTTAGGAGATAGCAATGAGGAAAGAGTTTTTATTGAGAGGATTGAAAGGCGAGCTTGATATGTTAGATCAACTCCAATTTATGACTGAAAAAGATGTTGATACTAAAAAACTGAGATGGTGTATAGCTAATGAAGAATATGATATAAATCCTTTTGGCAAGCTGATAAAAATTCCAGCTAGATTTCACGCAAGAGGACACATCATAGCACATAAAAAATATTATCACGGATTCTTTATGAACTTGAAATGTACTGAGGAGTTCTATAATAAATATAAACCTGCTTTAGATAAATACATTTGTACTGAGGATCATATTAATCGTGATTATCAACCAAGCTGGATGTAATTATCTAAATAACATGATTTTTTTATGGCGAATATTATAAAAATAAAAAGAAGCGAAACAACTAATACTGTTCCTACTACTAGTGATATAGCAGTAGGTGAGATTTGCATGAACATCGCAGATCAAAAATTATATACAAGAAAATCAGATGATTCGATTGTTACAGTATCAGATGCTATTGTTGGTAAGACTGAATTAGAATTAGTATCAACAGATACTAGTGCTACAGAAGGGCCTACTTTACATCTTCATCGCAATTCGTTTTCTCCATTTGACTCCGATGCTATTGGAGATATAAAATTTCATGGAGAAAATGATGGAAGTGATAAAGTTGTTTTTGCTAAAATCGTAGGTAAGATAGCAGATGCTACTGCTTCTACTGAAGATGGTATTGTAGAAATTCATGTTCAAGAAGCTGGTTCTAGTAATGCTGTTATACAAATCAAAGGTGATGGTATTCATATTATGTCAGGAAAACAAATTACTTTTGGTGATGGAACAACAATGTCAACAGCACCAACTTTAACGGAGACTGATCCAACAGCAGTAACAATGGCAATCGCATTAGGATAATAATATGGCTTCAACAAAATGGAATCAAGATTTAAATGCTGGTGAAAATTGGTGGGCCGATTTTAATTTAAAATCTGGTGATGGTAGTACGAATCGAAATATAACAGATCATACTCTTGCCAGTCAAATAAAAAGGCATTATAAGTCTGTTAGTACAAAAGCAGATTTTAGAATTAAAGTTGTAGATGCTACTCAAGGAAATATTCAAATGTATCTAACAGCAGCCCAAACATCTTCACTTAAATTTGGAAAATGGGTTTATGATGTTGAGTTGACCGATAGAAGAGGATCAAAGATTACTATTGCAGGGGATGGTAGTGGTGCTAAAGCAGTAGCAACAGTAGCTACTGATGGTTCAATTTCAGCAATTACAATTACAAATGGTGGTTCAGGATATACAGAAGCACCAACTGTAACAGTTGAAGATGATAGACCAAATATTCCTGCTGGTGATGTACGAGGTTCTGGTGCAACAGCAACAGCAACAATAACAGATGGTGTAGTAACTGCTATAACAGTTACAGCTGGTGGTATTAATTTTGTTGCACAACCAGTAGAAAGAGTTATTGATGGTATCATAACAATTAGACCGGAGGTAACAGTAATCTAATGGCAATACAAGTTAATTTTAATAGTGGTAATCCAGTATTTTCTCCAGCCGCAACACAGGCCGGAGGTATAGTAGGTGAAACACCTCCATTGGTAGATTTATCCGATGTTAATAAAGCTGGATTAAACGACAATGACGTTTTAGTTTTTGATGCCGCAACTGGCGAATTTAAACCGATAGATATAGAAGTTATTAACGATAATGATGGTGGAGTATTTTAAAAGATTTCTTGGTGGGTTTAACCGATACAATGAACTTGTAGGAAATGAGATATATATGAATGATGAACACAATGTTATAATTGATAAACCTAACAAAAACATTTATAAGGAAAAAATAAATGGCTAATACAATACAAATAAAACGATCTGCTGGTAATGTAGCTCCAGGCGCAGCTGATTTAGCAAAAGGTGAATTGGCATGGGTGGATCATGGTACAGGTGGTGGAGATGGTATACTTTATATTGGTGATATGACAGCAGCTGGTGCAGTTACGCGAATAATTGGTGGTACAGCTGGTTCTGATTATATTTCTACTATTCTTACTAATACAGCATTGACTGGTGTACCAACTGCTCCTACAGCAGCTAATGGTACAAGCACAACTCAGTTGGCAACAACTGCATATGTGCAAAATTCAATAACAGCTAACCAGAATCCAATTTCTCAAGCAGGTGATACAAATATTAGTGGAACACAATCTGCTGGTCATGTATTGGTTTGGGATGGCGTTGATAGTTGGGATGATAAAGGCCTAAGTGGCGACGTTACTATGGATAAAGATGGTGTTACAACTGTTAATAGTGTTGCAGCTAACTCTGTTCAGTTGGGTACAGACACAACTGGTAACTACATTTCTACGATTACAGGTACAGCTAATGAAATTGAAGTATCTGCTAATGGTGTTGAGCAAGCTGCTGTAACAATCGGTTTGCCTGATGATGTTACTATTACTGGTAACTTGACTGTTAATGGTACAACCACAACAGTTGACTCAACTGTTGTTACAGTTGCTGATCCAATCTTTACATTAGGTGCTAACTTAGCTGATAGTAAAGATCGTGGTGTCGCAATGAAATATGGTGCAGCTGCAAAATTCTCTTGGATGGGTATGGATGATGATGATAAAAAATTCAAGTTTATTGAAGATGCATCTAATAATGGTGAAGTAATAAGTGGTGATCTTGGTAATGCTGCTTTCGGTGAAATTGATGGTACATTAAAAACAGCATCTCAACCTCACATTACTGGTTTAGGTACAATCTCTGCTGGTACATGGAATGGTGATATTATCGACGCTGCTCGTGGTGGTTTCGGTATCGACACTTCTGGTTCTACTGGTGTTGCTTCTGTAAACAACGGAACATGGTCTGTTGCTTCTGAAACGCCTGTCGAACTTGGTGGTACTGGCCTCCAATCTGTTGCTGCTAATGCAATTTTGGTTGGTGCTAATACAGCTGATATGACAGTATTAACGATTGGTTCTGCTGGCCAGAAATTATCTGTTAGTTCTGGTGGAGCTCCGGAATGGTCTGATTCTGTTGATGGTGGTACTTTCTAAATTAGTTTTTAGAAATGCCGACATAGTAGTTTAAAGTTTTACCAAAAGGGGATTGAGGCCTTGTCCTCAGTCCCCTTTTATTTTTTTCATATAAATAAAAATAGGTGGTAACATGGAACTTAACGAAACCGCTGACCTGATCGAAAAGTTAGGGGTGCCAATCGTAGGTTTGTTATTGGTTGGATGGGGTTTCTGGAAGATTGTGAAATGGTTACAAGATTCTATGACTGGCAAAATCGGGTATCAGACAGACATATTAGTTCAGTTAATAGATAGGATCAGAGTATTACAAACGGATATTTTACGTTTAGATACAATGATAAGAACAAGGTACGGGCTGGAGGCAGACGAGAAACGTATAGCTAGAGCTGATGAACCTG